TAGAAAATAAAGATAAAATACATCAAGATTTTGTAGGTAAAGAGTGGGTCCCACGTAAAATACCAGAGGAAATGTACATAGATAATTTTTATAGACAAGGTGATAATGACCATAACAATGATGCATATGAATCTACTGATATATCTGATATATCTGATACTGATGACTTTTCAGAGTCTGACGCAGATTCAGATGTAAATAGAGATAAGAATGATGATATGTCTGATGATTCTAGTGATATATCGAGTCGTCTTAAAGATTTACTCGACGATAAAAGGGATGATGAGTATTTTTCTCAGTCGAGTGTTTCTGATAAGTATAGTCAAAGAAGAGATAAACATGGAACACCTATTGACCGTGAACCTCCTACATTAAGTGAATTAAAAGAATCCGGAGGATATGTTCCGCAACAAGAGTTTGTTAATTTAGACCAATATAATAACAATGAAACTGTTATTCAAGATGAGGATGAACAGAAACGAGAAATATTATTCAAATTTGATTTACTTCGAAAATCCTATCCAGCATCATTTATTCCAGAATATAATATTCATACTGATCTCACTATATTGAAACGTTCTTATCAGGATAATGTTCGTAGATTATCACTTGACTCATCTGTTGAAAATTATAAAACATATCTTATATATGGTTTTATGGCATGTGAATTCTTGTTTGGAAATTATTTCGGTTTCGATATGAAAGGTTTTACTCAACAACAGATAACGTCTATGAGCTCATATGAAAAATTATTAATAGAATTAGGAGAGAAGAATTATGTCCCTGAAGGTAGTAAATGGCCGGTTGAACTTCGTCTCGTATTCTTGATACTTATGAATACTGCGTTCTTCATTGTATCGAGGTCTATTATGAAAAAGACGGGTTCTAATATAATGGGTATGATGAATAAAATGTCAGAAAATGTAAAAACTAAACCAAAACGGTCAATGAAAGGACCAACAGTTAATTTAGATGATATATAAATAACTATCTAAAAATAAGGGACTTTAAGTAAAAATGAACACTATCAATAATTTTATTGTTTCGCTCGTGAAAGAAGTATGTGACCAGGATGTATCGGAATTGTTGTTGAGTAAAAAGAAACAACAACGTCTAAAAACACTTGTTACCAAGTATCAAGATAAAACTGTTAAAGACCCAAATGTCCCTAAACGTCCTATGTCATCATACATGTTCTTCTGTAACAAAAATAGGGAAATCGTTAGAAAGGAATTAGGAGACGATAGTACTATGATTTCGGTAACAAAGGAATTAGGTAATAGATGGAAGGAAGTTAAAAAGAATAAAACTGAATTCGCCAAATATACAAAACTTGCACAGAATGATAAGGAGAGACATCAAAAGGAAATGGAAGTATATTTAGTCAACAACAAGTCAAACCCTATAGCCCAAAAATTAAACAAAAAGAAGAATACACCGAAACATTCAAAGAGTGCATACTTGTTCTTCTGTGAAAAATACAGACCTCTAGTTAAATCGGAACACCCGGACATGTCTGCAACCGATGTGACAAAGGAATTGGGTAAACTCTGGAATGAAATGAAAAATGACAAGAGTAAAGCAAAAGAACTTAAAACATATCAAACAAAATCACAAAAAGATAAAGAAAGATACTTGAAAGAAAAGGAACAAATGGAAAGTCAAACAGAGGAAGTAGTCGAAGAAGTAGTTGAGGAAGAGGTCGAAGAAGTAGTTGAAGAAGTAGTTGAAGAAGTAGTTGAAGAAGTAGTTGAAGAAAAACCCAAACCTAAACCTAAATCTAAATCTAAACCCAAACGTGCACCTAAAAAGAGTAAGAAGTGAGATTGAATTTAATTAGTTGTTAGATTATATATTACTCGATAATATACAATCAAACTTAATATATTTATTATATAGTATATGTATTCATATTATTAGTATGTTTATAACCTTCGTCATCGTGAATTTTCCTTCTGTTTAACTTCCTAGTAATATTAGACATCATATCAACACGAAAATCCATATTATCATCTTGATATTTTTTATTTATGTTATCACGAAAACTAGTCGAATCGTCTCTATTTAACAGTCCAACACCCTTCTTATATGGTCCGGTAGAATCTGCAAAATCAACCGTATCAATATGACTTCTAATCAAATAATTCGCTTTTCTAATACAATTTACATCATCATAGTAATATTTAATAGTATTCGAATTTTTATCAAAAAAATACCGGTCGTTACTTCCACTTCCGGATAATCTGGGATCATATATATCATCAATATCTACTTGTTTCTGACATTCCTTTGTAAATATATCCGTTTTATCTTCTGGTTCCTCTTTATGATATGTTACTATATATTTCTGTTTATCTTTGTCAAATTTTGTTGTTTTATGTGTCTCGTCAAAAGAATGACTACCACCGAAGTTAAAATCAATGGGTTCAATCATTTCTTCATTAATAGTTAATCCTGAACCAATGTTCGTAGTAATTGATTTTCCACATTTACTCGAATTATCCTTTAAATCGAATCTTACTTTCTTAACGGATTTACCTTTACTATTTACCTCATATAAAGGTTCATTACTTGTTGGTAAGTCTAGAACTCTTTCAGAATAAAGGAATGGTTCGATTGTATCATCTTTTCTAACGATATTACCAGATATACCATCATAATTTACAGGTGGTTGATTTATTACCGACTGTCTAGAATTTATATCATCATTCCATACATCATCGTATAATCCCGGTACCATACGTGGTTGGTCTAAAACTTTCGGATTACCTCTGAATGGTTGTGATTGTCTTTGTGGTTGTGATTGTGGTTGTGATTGTGGTTGTGGTTGTCTTGTACATGGTTTAGGTAGACCATCAATTATAACATCCGTGTTAGGTTTAACATTTATATTTTCCATTTTATTATAAGGTTCGTTATTTTTTTGTATAAAGTAAATAACTATCAATAAGAATATCGATAACATAATGACTTTATTCGTATCCCTATAGTCTATCAAATACAATATAACAATAATGAATAACAAAGCTCTCGTAATAGAGTTAAATTTTTGTTCGTTTGACATATCATCAAGAGGAAGTAGTCTATAGTCGTTACATAGACAGGATATATCATTTAACCATACTTTTTCTTTACAATGATAGGACATTTATTTTAGTATAATTATAATTTAAATTGAAATTATTAATACTTTAATACAACTCTTATAAATGACATCCAATAAATATAAATTTACTATAACTGGTGTAAATTTGGAAAAGATTAGTAAAAAGTTCAATATTGATATATCTCTTAACAACAAAACATTGTTAACAGAATTAGACGATAATGCAACCGAAACTATATCATTTCTAGATGAGACAAAGAGATTACATAACTGTTCAAACATTTCAAAGTTGGATGATATATCCAAACAATATAACTGTTTTTGGTGTCGTTATCAATTCATTTCAGTACCTATACAATGTCCTATTAAATTTATACCAACACAAATTCAACGAACAATACTGTCTCATAACAAGAATTACGTATTAAAGGAAAATATAAACAGACATAATGCAGACTTGGATGAAGATGATACGTTATCATTGTCAAATGATAAATCGTACTATGAAACAGATGGTATATTCTGTTCTTTTAATTGTTGTCAAGCATGGATAAATGATAATAAACATAAGAGTGAATATGACAATTCAACTTATCTACTAAGAAAGATGTACAAAGATATGACAGGTAATGTTATTGATAATATTAAACCATCTCCTGATTGGAGATTGTTAACTGATTATGGTGGTAACTTAACAATTGATGAGTTTAGAAATAATTTTACTAAATTTGACTATATATTTCATGGAACTATTTTATCAAATGTGTTATATAATCCTTACAATTATATATACGAAAGTAAACTCAAATTCTAATTAGTAGTTCATTCTACATTCCGTGATAACAGGACGACGTTCATTTAACTTTATTTTAGAATGTTGTCGTAATCTTTCCGGATTGAAATCACCATATAATGTATTCCAAACTGAAGTCGTTCTATAAAAGTTATTGAGACCAAATTCAGTATTTAATTCACTCACTAATGTATCTACAACTTTACTTATTAAATCAGACATTTGATATTGGTTACTATCAAATTCAGAATCCATAATATACTTACTGTTCATATCGGAAACTATAGGTGAATAGTTTTCATATGTTGTATTCATTAAATCGACTATATCATCATCTGGAACAATAATAGACCTATTCTGTGGATCCAAACCCTTTGTACGTTGGGTGACGAGTGATGATATGATTCTAACCGTTTTTTTCGTGAAGAACTGTCTTCTCACAGGATTTGAGTAGTTTACGAAACCAATATGTTTCATATGAATATCTTGTCTTACCGGAGTATTGTCGTCTTCCATTTTATTATATAATTTTAAACTTAAAGTATAAAAAATATTTTAGAAATGGAATTGCATAAAACTGTATTATTTTATAGTAAATATTCTCAATCTTCGAATAATCTATTTAAGTTAATCAATACCTGTGGTATTAAAATTCAGGAGATAATTGGTTATAGACTCATATCTGTAGACAGCAAAACAGTCAGAAAACAACTTCTGAATAATCGTGATATTACTGTTAATCACGTTCCGTGTTTGATTAAAATATTTAACAATGGCACGGTTGAACAATACAATTATAAGGAGTTATATGAATTAATTGAATACACTATAAAATTACATAAGGAAGAATTACTGAAACAACAAACCCCACTACCTGTAGTCAAAACTCCGGTAAAAGAACCTCCCGTGGCGACACAGAATGAAACATCCTCGGAATCTGAGATCGAAGAAATTATAGTTAAACCGAAAAAGAAACCGAAAAAGAAAAAGAAGGAAGTCAAAGAGAAAGTTATATCAGATAAAAAAAAAATAACTACAATAGTCAGTGACGATGAACCAGAAACTGAGTCTGAAGTTGAAAATACAGTAGAATCTGTCGATACACATACTGAAAAACTGACTGCGAATAAACAAAAATCAAATGATTTGATGTCTGTTGCAATGGAATTACAGAAACAAAGAGAATCATTAGATGATACTACCAGTAACAACCAAAAAATAACAACACGTATGGGTCCTATATAATATTATGTATATGTGAGAATTTTATATGCCTGTAACTGACATAACACATCTGCCAAGTCATCCTTCTTTTTTGTTTTTTTCATGTTATCGAGTGTTTCCTGATCATCTCTTATCGTGAAAATATGCATTGCCTTTTGTATACACCACTTTTTACGTTTTGGTTTAGTCATTGACTTGTATCGAATACCTTTCTTTGATTTCACTTCTACTTTTTCTGCACCTAATACCTGTGTCTTATGATATGCAGGAAATTCTATTAATTCCTTATCTCGTCCATATTTACAAGCAAAATAAGACCAACAATGTTGTCCTAAACGAATTGCCATTATATTATTTTGTACACCAAATGCCATTTGTTTTTCTATGATGATTTTCTGACATTTATCCCAGTAATCAGAAAATTCGTCTAATACATCCGTCATGTTATAGTAATATTCTGGATTTATAATAGTATTATTTTCTACATTCTTTGTCAAGTCAACATTTTTATATAGAATAACTTTACCATTGGTACATATTCTGTCTATAATTGGTTTAAACTCGTCTGTAGGAGTTCCATCTATATTATATCTAGATTTATGGTCAGGTGTATTCTCTAACTCGTTAAACAAAGATGTATCAAATTCTTCAATATAGAATGCAAAATTCTTTTTCCCAATATCAAAACTTGCAACATGAATAACCGACATTTATACTGAGAATTACTGTGTTTAAATATATATACAATTGTATATATAATTAGAATCTACACGAATTACCAAATAAGAAACTCTTATATACATTACAAGGTGAATCACATTTATCTACGGATTTATCAGAACACCATTCTTTTAATACTTCCTTATCACTCTCTGATAATGGTTTATTTAAACCATTCATCAAATCCTTCATTTCTGAAGACCATTTATGTAAGGTCTGAATAGCTTCTGCCCAATCAGTTGGTGTAATTATCTGATGTTTTTTACCACTTCCAAATTCTACATAATAATTGTTTTCGATAATGTTCTTAGATGCTTCCTTTAGAGCAGATTCGTTAAAATCTACCTTATTTAATAGTAATTTACGATTATTGTCCGTTAAAAATCCCATTTCGAATGCAGATTTTATTGATGCCCTTGCAGAACCGAAAGAACCCATACTAAGTAGAGATTTTGTCAATTCTTCTATCACTTTATCCATTTTCAATTCAAGTCTATATTTTACTATTAATACGATATTTATATTTCCTTTCTTTTTCTCTATACAGTAATTTGATGCTAATATGAAGAAATCTGCTGTGTCTTTATCTATTCGTTTTAATATATTATGAATCGTATCTTTTTTACAAACGTTCATATTTATTATACTATTTATATTTTCGATGTAAATATTTAATACACATAACAATTAAAATCACAATAATCATATATAATACATAAGGTAACAAGTAAATTACAGTAAATCCTGGTTGAAATTGTTTGTCCAACTTTAATAATTTAACACCTTTTATACACATACTTGCAGTCAATTCACCCATATTATTTTTCCATCCAAGTTTCTGACTGTCAGTGGAAGGAAATGTTTGGAATACAAGTGGTTTATAATATCTATATACTGAAATATTAGGTACGGTATAAATCGATGTATCGACGCCAAGTGAGTTCTTATCACCTTTGAAATTATCAAAATAATCATATATGTTCCTCATCGCATGTGAATCGTAAAACATTACATGAGTCATACCGATCATATTATATAATGATTTATTGTGATAGGAAGTCAGTGTAGACAAAGTTGGGATTGTGAAGTTACATAATCCATATACATTAGGTTGTTCATTTAGTATGAATTTCGTTATTTCATTCTTGTCCTCTATTTGAATAGGGTTATCAAGTTCGAAATCATCTTCCAAATACAAAATTCGCCTAATTCCATTTTGTAATGCATCTTTGAATATGAATTTCTGAATATTTAGTAAATCATTATTCACTGACATACTTATGGGACATTGTTTATATCCCTTGTTGAATACTAACTTAACATACTTGGTAGGTCTTAATATTTGTATATTCTTGAGAACACTTGGTAATCTGTGTGGATTTTCACCACAACATAATACAATATATGTACAGTCACAAACTGTGTCAAAAATGGTATTATCTAATTCTATTGTTTCGATTTTGTATACACAATTTTCCATTTATTCTATTAAATATTTTTTTTATTAGTTAAACCTTATATACTTGTTAAGTTCAACTACTAATTCTTTCTTCTTCATACGTTTTCCATTTTTACTAAGAGTCAAACCGACTGCCTTTGACAGATGATGCAGAGTGATAAGAGGATTTTTGTTTAATTCTTTGTAAATATCCCTCAATATCATATTACGATCTCCTCTAGGTATTCTAGCTTGGAAGTTTTCGTTACTTTGTCTTTCAAGGTAGAATATTTTTGGTTTCTTTTCACATTTAAATGTTGTAGCAGAACGTTCCCGTGGTGATTTACATTTTTTGTAACATTTACCATTGTTCATTCGTTCTTTATTACTCTTACCACATGGTTTGGTATTGGATACCATAACAAATTGTTCTTCGACACTTTGTCGTTTACCGTTTAGTATAATAAAACGTGAGTTGTCTTTGCGTTCGTACACTTTGTAATTGCGACCATTAAGAGTTGCAAACCTATACATTTATTACTTAAAATATAATTTAAAATATAAAAAATGAGTTGTTTATTTAATAGTCTATCCTATTTTCTCGATGAAGATACTAATACTATCCGTCAAACTATCTGTGATTATCTGGGTTCAAATAAACCAATCATGGATGGTATAGAAACAAAACAAATATTATTACTTTCCGATGGAGATAATTATGTCAATCATATGAGACGCACGTCAACCTGGGGAGGTGCAATAGAAATTCAGGCTGCATGTAATATATGGAATATGGACATCAATGTTATAAACATTCGTGATAATACAATTAAGAAGATAATTGAATTTAAACCAGTATGTGGTGAATCATTGAAACAGATAACTATCACGTGGAATGGTGGCCATTATGAACCAGTTAGACAGTAATTATATTTAAATAGTAGAATATCTAGTAATAAATGTCGAGTATAAATACTGAATTGGCTTATCGAGTATTATCAACATTCGTAGTTGATTTATCGGAAATATTTGCAGAAAAACATAGACCACTTAAATTGTATCAACATCTAATAGAAAAGACAAATAAAGAACATGAATTGGTCGTAAAAAAACATGTATCAGCATTCCAGACATTCTGTGAAAAGAATAAGGATTCAATATTAAATAAGGATAAACTTGTAGAACCTGTGATTTCGTATTCAGAACGTGTATATATAGATATGAATGAGATATTTGATATTAATGATGATAAGAATACTGAAAATATTATATGGAAACATTTACTGACTATACTTGGTGTAATTATACCAGAGTCAGGTGCGAAGGAGATTTTAAACAGTAACAAAGGAACAACAGAAGGTGGATTTCTCGGTGAGTTGGTATCTACTATAGAACAAAATATTGATAAGGATAAAATGGATAATCCGATGGAAGCTGTTGGTGCCATTTTACAATCAGGTGTAATGAACGATTTGATTAACAATTTGGGTAATGCGATAAAGAATGGTGATATGAATCTAGGTACATTATCTTCTGAAACACAGAGATTCAGTGAAAATGGAACACTTGAGAGTGAGACAGACCAGTTGATAGAAACGAAAGAACAACAAGAACCTGATTTTTCACAGATTATGCAAGGTGCAATGAACCTACTAGGTAATATGGATATGTCACAACTAAACACGAATAAATAGATGATAATATATCTCCCAAGATATATTACAATGCAAATTCGAGAATTATCAATGTAACTGATGCTATACATTTTGTTACAAACACCGTTCTTACTAACCATTTACGTTTTTTGTATTTTTCATGTAATCGTTCAAATAAACTTGGTTTCTTTTCTATTCTTTTCCTTCGTCTCTTTCTTTTTTTTTTCCTTCGTCTATTCATAGTTACTTCAGGTTGTATCTTCACAGACATTTAATTGTTATCTTTAATTATTTAAGTAGTTGCAAAGAAGTTAATTCTATTTCTCTTGATTTGAGTATTAACAGGTGTATCTTTTATAATATGTATATATTCTAATAGTTTTTCGGAAACGACTATCTGTTCAGAGAATTCTATACTGTCTAGTTCTTTTATAATCTTCATTTGTATTACATCATTTATGTTAATACTATCTATATCGATAGTCATAATTCCTGATAATATATTGTTTGTCAATTCTTCGTTATAAATAAAGGATGTTGGAGAGTAACCATCCGAATTATTCCCATATTGAGGAGATGTTGGTATATCGTCATCATAATCATATTGAGGAGATGTTGGTATATCGTCATCATATTGAGGAGATGTTGGTATATCGTCATCATACTGTGGAGATGTTGGTATATTGTCATCATATTGTGGAGATGTAGGCATATACTGTGGAGATGTTGGTATATACTGTGGAGATGTAGGCATATACTGTGGAGAAGTAACAGGAACATACTCTGGAGAAGTAGGTATGTATTCTGGAGAACTATGTATATCAGAAACAACAGTATTAGATAAGATAATTTCCGATACAAGTGAAAACTCTACATCGTCAAATTTAGTAGCAATCATTAATTCTTTGTTGAAATTATTAATCCTATTTAGTAAGTTGATGATAGCAGAAATGACACAATCCGTAGAGTTATTATTCGTATATTTTATACAACTAAGTTCAGATGAATTCATAAGTTCGATACTTCCTAACACACTTCTCAAATCAAATAGACTCTTATGTTTAATAAGTTTAAGTAGAAAGTAAAAAATTATAGATATTCTTTTCCATATGATATCGATAACGTCATCTGAGAACTCTATATTTTTGGTTGATATACATGATTTGACAATGGCGTCAAAATAATCGGGAGATTTGTTCTCATCTGATAAATTCTCTACATTATCTACTATATACGAACAAGGTTGATATATTATATCAAGAATAAGAGCGACCAGTTCTGGAGTTAAATCGATATTCTGACTTTTCCTTTTTACATAGTTGTAGATAATTGTAATCACGTTACATATATCATTTACTCTCATTTTTAACCAACTATTCATGAATGGGTCAACTTTTAGCAACGATTGTAATTGTTGTGGATTAAAATTACTAAGTGTCTTATCATCCATGTTATTTTTTTCCTTTTCACGAATGGAATTTAGAATATCAACTGTAATTACATCATTAACGACCTTCCCGTTTGACGTTTCGTTAAATACTAATTCATTGTCACCCGTTGCAAGTAATAACACACGTAGTCGTTTTGTGTTGAATTTTAAATTTATGGCTTTCGTAAGTAATTCTCTCTTTTTGTTATCTGTATGATCTTTCATTATTAATTTATAGCGTTTTTCTATTGTAGTAGGTAATACAAAATCATCTATGTTGTTGATTTGTTTATCTGTATCTCTTAAAATATGTTTGTATGATTTTTCAAAACTAACATCCGTAAGTTTATGAATCAACATTACATATAAATAATGAATGATACTTGGAAATAATTTCCCTTTTACCTTCATTAAGTTATCTTGAATCACATATGGTGATAATTCTACAAATTTCTTATACTTTTCTGGTGTATTCTTATAATGTGGATATATGAGTATTGGGTCATTGTTCACAGGTACATACTGTTGTGATGTATCATCTTCAGTCTTTATTTCCATGTTCACAGCCTCTAGAATATCATACTCTGATGGTATGGGTGGTAATGTCTCTAACCTTGTTTTTATTTCTGTTACCAATGATTGTGGAAGTTTATTTTTTGTATACATCTCGTATACTTTATCAATCAATTCATAATACTTAACTGGATCTGTCGTTCTTCGTCTGTTGTTCTTTATAATTTGATACTGTGTATATGGTAGTTCTGGTTTAGATTGTTTTATTTTACTATCAGTATATGCGTCAAATATCATGTCCTTTACCTGTCGTAATATTCTGTTTTTCATTATCGGCAATTCAACCTTACGAATAATTACTGCTATTTTAGACGGATGTTTTATCGCTAACACAATATTGGGGTCAAGTCCTCCTCTATTTTCTAATGTAAGTATAGTTTCTTTATCAGGTTTCCCCTTTTCCAATCTGGACCGTCCTTCTTTTTCGATAATTTTCGATATCTTGACGTTTATGTATTTTTTGATATCTTGATTATTCTTAATTTTGTCCTCTAAAAATTTGTAAACGATATATACGTTGTATATGTTATCGTCATATTCATTCTTTTTTATCTCTTCTTCCCTTTTCGTCTTATGTACCTTCAATATATGACGGTATTGCATCAAACTGATACCATATACATTGTTACCATCATTCTGTTTACCTATACCTAACGATTTATCAGTACTCGCGAATATCAAAGGAGAATTACCCGTAGATAGTAATAGTTCTACTGTATTGTCTTTCAAGTAAGACTTGAACGATTCAGTCAGTATATCAGGGATTATCTGTTCAATTTCGATACGAGCATACTTCTCATATAACGACACGATGTTATTGTAGTCAACCTCATTATAAACCTTATTTTTATGTATAACATCCTTCAATAAACTCGTATATACATACTGCGATATAGAATTCCATTGGTTATTATCAAGTTTAAACTTCATTTGAGCGTTATTACTTAAATTACCATAAGGTTTTGTATCCGGATTTGTTATATTCACTTCTGTACTTGAAAACATTTATTATTATATAATATTATTTAAAGTAGGAATATTTATATTGTAAAATAAATGAGTGGTTTATTATTTCTGACGAGTGATGAATTTCATATTGCAAATGGAGTCAAAGGAACCATATTGTGTAACAATATTGACGGATTTTCGATGATTCTATTTTATTCTAAAAAGTGTGAATGGTGTAAGGATCTTATACCAATATTTAAATCACTCCCTGGTAAAATAGGTGGGTGTCGTTTTGGTATGATAAATGTGAACAATAATAAAAAATGTATAATGCAATCCAGACAGACCATTGATCCTATTACTGTAGTACCTTATATCGTTCTTTATGTAAATGGTAAACCGTATATGAAATATACAGGGCCACATAATGAAAAAGATATCATTGATTTTATCGTTGAAATTGCAACAAACATTAACAAAAAAGGGGAGGATACTACCCAGAAAGAACAACAAGAGAAACAAGATAAACAACCAAAGAATGAACAAACATGTAAAATACCTGATTTTACAATAGGTGTACCAAAATGTGATGGTCCAGGTGGTACATGTTATATTAGTTTTGAGGAAGCATATAATAATTAAATTGAATTATATATAGAGATGATATGTGATATATAAATGAACTTTCCATTATACAATACAATAGAAAAAAAGGTGACGAAAACATCAGATATTAAACCAAATGAAAAGAGAAATTGTATAGATATGATATCAAGTCTAGACGAGAACGGGAAAGAAATACTAGTCATATTAATATATTTATATTACAAGAACAATAATGAGAATGAACCAGAACAGATTATACCGTATGAAGGTAAGTATGTACAGAAAAACAATAATATAGACATTGAATGGAATATCAACAAGTTCCCTGTGAAATTAAAACGTATTTTATATGAATTTCTTAAAATGCATATAAACAGTATGGACATCAACAAACAAAAAGAGAATTTATCCTAATCTTTTTCTTTACTATATTTGTCTGCAATAGATACAAATATATCTATCCAATTCCATATAGTGACCTTTGTTTCATCGTCAAGATCATTTGACAACCATAGATTTCTAAAATGAGAAACTTTAGACTGGTCTGTACCATAAAAAGCATCGTGTTCTAGGAAAAATGTCTCATTCCTTTCTTTAATCATCTTTCTGAGTTGATTTGAGTTTGCATTGATACGTTCTAAAAATATATCGATAACAGTTGCAGTATCAATCTGATTCCCGAAAAATATACGTAAAATAACTAAATCACCCTCACGTGGAAACTGTTCAATTAGTTCGTCCAAGAACGTAATCAATTGTTCTTTATATAACGATAACAACTTAATTTTAGTACTCATAGAGGTTTATATATACATTCACGTTTTTAAACTATTTGTCCTATACAGTTGAATTTATTATTATAATACTTTATAGTAGTTAATTTTACTTTCAGTTTCATATTGGTATCTATTTTTTTGTCATCTTTTTTAGATATAAATATATTGTCTTTGTATTCGTATGTATCACTTATATACGATGTTGGTATTAATACATTTTGAATGTTATTTATTTCTACAAATACTCCTTCTTTGAATATCATACGTACAATACTGTCATATATACCATCCTTCTCTGGTTTGAACAGAGATAATTCAGAATTTACAATAAATAAATTAGAGTGTATATTTTTAATCGTGTTTATTTTACTAATATCCATAACATACCCTAATTCATCTATACATGTACGGAATGTTTTTTCCCTCACTTTGTCGATTATATGTTGTTTAATTTTACTATCGAAAAACTTCGGTTCAATATATATTTTAGTATCGGTTTTAACTATATTCATCGTTATCTAATTTGTTAAAACAATTAGAATAAAATCAACTTGATTTTATATACATAATGAAAGTAAGTTTATAATTAAACACATCTACGTAATAATTCATTCTTTTTCATTTTACTATATCCACGAATTCCTTTCTGTTTACATAATCGACGTAAGTCTTTTACGGACATTGTTGAAGAAGTTGCATTATTTACTTGACAATGTCTAATTAGTTCACTCTTTTTCATTTTACTATAACCTCTGATTCCTTTATCTTTACATATTTGTTTAAGTTGTGCAACAGTGTAATTTCTTTGTTGTATTGGTGCTCTTGGAGGTGACCTACGTACTGGTGACGGGGCCATATGTGCTGATGGTGGAGACCTAGGAGACGGAGTTCTAGGAGGGGGTGACCTACGTGGTGATGGTGTTCTACGATATAAAGGTGACATACGAATTGGAGCTACCCTTCTATCCGGTGATGGTGTTCTACGATGTAAAGGTGACCTAGGAGACGGAGATCTAGGAGGGGGTGACCTACGTGGTGATGGTGTTCTACGATATAAAGGTGACCTAGGAGACGGAGATCTAGGAGGGGGTGACCTACGTGGTGATGGTGTTCTACGATATAAAGGTGACATACGAATTGGAGCTACCCTTCTATCCGGTGATGGTGTTCTACGATGTAAAGGTGACCTAGGAACTGGAGCTACCCTTCTATCCGGTGATGGTGTTCTACGATGTAAAGGTGACCTAGGAGATGACCTAGGAGGAGATGGAGACCTAGGAGGAGATGGAGACCTACGAGGAGATGGAGACCTACGAAGTAGTTGTGGATGAACCCAGTTCCTGTTCGGTAATCGCACACGAGATGGTGATGGAAAACCAGAAGGGGAGGGTATTGGTAAAACAGGGGGTTGTTGAACTGCTCTTCCTCTTCCTCTTCCTCCTCTTCCTCTAGGTACTATTGGACTACCCGGAATAAGAGTATTACCAGTCGCATCTACAGAGAAACTGGAAGGAACCAAATCATATACATCATCATATCCTGTTTTTTCTCCTACTATATGAAGGTTTGTTGTGAAATCAATTCGTTTCTTATTTATGAGTTCATAATATCTACCATGTTTACCCTGTCTAACGTCTTTAAGACGAGCTTTATAACTCTTTTCAGTAATAAATACAAGTGGTGCTGCAAGAACAGGATAATACCATTTACAATTAAGAGGTCTACCTGGTCTTGTAGGTTTACAATCACCCTTTACTCTTTGGTCAAAAGAATGACGAATCATATTTTCGTATGATTCATTCTCAATACAGAATATATTATCATCTAGTTTTACATATACTAAATCAGAAGTTTCTATCTCATACATCTTGTCTAGATTGAACCAATCTGCATCGTTTTTACATATAGAATTTCGTTGCATATTTATTATATTTACAATATAATATTTAATAATTTAATATGATTTTATAACTTCAAAATTATGGAAATATAAATCAGATATTATGGGAATTAAACATTTTTTCTATTGGTTTAAAAATCAATACCCCGAACATATTACAGGGTTGACATATGAACAGACCTTATCTGATATAACACATATTGATGTGTTTATGATTGATATGAATGGTATATTCCATAATGCTGCTCAAAAGATATATGAATATGGTGATTATAAACGAAATAAAAGATTATTATGTAAGAAACGTAAAATAGAAAATAAAGATATTCAGGTATATCAGGAAGTATGTGAAATAATTAGTAGACTTATTGATATCGTCCGTCCTAGAAAACGTCTTGTACTGTGTGTGGATGGTCCAGCACCCATTAGCAAACAAAATCAACAAAGACAACGTCGTTACGTCAGTGCTAAAAGTAAAACGTCCGAAGATGATTTCGACAGTACCTGTATTACACCGGGTACGAAATTTATGGACTCACTTACAACCTATATACATGAGTTTATAAAAATCAAAATAAACCAGGATGAAAATTGGAAAAATATAGAAGTAATGTTCTCAAATGAAAAAGTACCGGGTGAAGGGGAACATAAGTTGATTAATTTCATTAGAGAATACAATGTAAAGGATGATATATACTGTATTCATGGTTTAGATGCAGATTTGATTATGTTGTCACTTGCGACCCATTTACCCAACTTTTTCATACTAAGAGAGGATAGAGTGAAGAATGAATTATTATCCGTTGATATAGGAAGTATCTATAAACAATTGGCAAAAGATTTACGATGGAAAGAAACCAAATTCAAATTCAATGAAGAAAAAGCAATAAACGATTTTGTTTTATTATGTTTTATGACTGGTAACGACTTTCTTCCTCATATACCATCAATAGAGATTATTGAAGATGGTATAGAACTTATGATATCAATATACAAGAATGTAGGAACATCATACGGTCATATTACAAGAAAATTAGCATCTGGTGTATTTATAAATACGAAAGTTCTTAAAATCATCTTTGGTACAATCGGTAGTTTTGAGAGGGATAATTTTACACGAAAAGCAACACATAAAGGCAAGTATTTTCAGGACAATACTCTAGAGAAATCAACTATACATAATACAAACGGTACATTAACAGTAGATATGAACAAATATACACATTATTATTACAGAAAATTCAACAATGATAATTTGAATATAGAGAAGTTATGTCACGATTATATCCAAGGTTTACAGTGGGTTTTGTCTTATTATACCAAAGGTGTTCCATCCTGGAAATGGAATTTTAAATATCATTATGCACCACTTGCTTCAAGTATAACGACTTACATTGATACATACAAATATAAATCTTTTAAGAAAGGAGAACCTTGTAAACCATTTGAACAGTTACTTAACGTTTTACCTCCACAATCTTCTAATCTATTACCTGATGGTTTATCACAACTGTTATCAAGTGATATTTCACCATTTAAGAAGTTTATACCTACTGAATTTAAAATTGACCTTGAAGGTAAACGTCAGGATTGGGAAGGTGTTGCATTGTTACCATTTGTAGATACGGAACTTGTAAATTCTTATTATATGAAGAATATAGAAAATGTAAATAAAGACGATAAAAAAAGAAATATTTTTGATACTATGAATATATATAATAAATATGGATAGACTACTTAAAATCACGAAATCAAAACGAAAAAGTTCAAACGTATTTACATTTGGTATAGAAGACGATAAAAAAACGGTAAAAAATTTAGTAAAAAAATTTAACGGAACCCTTTACGAACCACAACCGGTCAGTGTTAGCAGTTCAGGTACCAGACCAAAAACAAGAGAGATGTATAATAACTTATGTATAAGTAAAATTACATCACCTTGTAGATAATTTACATTTATGATGTTGATTTACATTAATATAAATGAACAATAACCTCGAAGAACAAGAAGAACAAGAACAAGAAGAAGAAGAACAAGAAGAGTATGACGGTAATGATATAGTACAAAATTTAATAATGGCGAATATGATGTTTGCATTTTTATCAAACGTGAACAGAAGTCAGGAAGAACTGGAACTTCGAATGGCGATAGAAGAAAGTGAGAGGGATATGGAATTAAAAAAGAATGAAACTATTGTGTTAGAATATGATTGGTTAGAGTATAATAAAGATTGTAAATATAACTCTTGTACTATATGTATAGAAGATTTTAAAGAGGAATATTACATCGTAAAACTAGAATGTGGTCATCTTTTTCACGAAGAGTGTATATCAGAATGGGGGTTATATAAACAAGAATGTCCGGTATGTAAAAAAGAAATATCTCATTATAATAAATGATTGGTATTATAAAGTATTTCAGTGAAGAATATTTATACGAAACAATATTGACTGTAAGTATTGTTATAATTATACTATATGCAATATATTCTTATATAACAGGGAAAAAAGGTACATGGTCACAAAATGTATATTACTCTTTATACGACTCACATCCTAGACAAAACAATTATCATAAAAGAAGTAATGATGCAAAAGATAGTAAAGGAGAAATAGAATGTAGACATGTATTGGAAGATATATTCAATACTAGATTTAACAAGTCAAGACCTGACTTTCTACGTAATACAGTTACTGGTGGATTACATAACTTAGAATTGGACTGTTACTCGGATAAATTACGCCTTGCCGTTGAATATAACGGAATACAACACTATAAATACGTTCCGTTTTTTCATAAAAACAAGGAGGCGTTTCTTAACCAGAAGTATAGGGATTATATGAAAAGACAACTATGTAAAGAAAACAGAATTACATTAATCGAAGTTCCATATGATGTAAAAATTAGTGATATAAGGTCATATATCATTAACCAATTAAAGATTAAAGGATTTTTAACTTATTGAGTAATTTCACTTTCGATTATCTCTTTTGACTTAATATAGATCGAAAATTTCCCAATTTTACCTACATTCGTAGTTAAAAGGATAGGTTGTTCTGCTGTACCAGAAAATATTTTGATGACTGAACTGAGACCATAAATCTTATTTACTCTGTTAAATTGTTCACTTGAAAATGTTCCATGATATTCTACTTTAACATCGTCATCGTATTCACTTTCTTCTATATTTCCTAGACGTATTTCCCTGGAAAAAAGACCGTCATTGTCCGCGATAAAGTCAACATAATATTTATTTGCCTTAATCTTAATATGTGTACTCTCTATATTGAGTAGTTCTTTTGACATTTTGTGAAACACATTTGATGAGATGATATTGGAACGTTCGTATCCAGTTGGAAGGTCAATTACTAGGTTATGTATATTTTGAATTTTAATACCCGAAGTAGTTATCCTAGAGTTTTCTTTTGGTATTGTCTTTATAACTAGTTCTGTAGGATCATCTTCAAAAATTATCATCTGTAAATAATCCTTTTTCCTTATAGATTTCAACATTTTGTTAAAGTGATGTAAGTTAATACCTATTATCATTTCCTCTTCTCTGTTATATTGATAATATAAAAAGTCTTCTGCAATTAATTTCAAATCAACAAGAGTATGTCTAGGACCATCTAACATACGAAGAAATATCCCTTTTTTGTTAATTGTAAAACAACCACTCTTAATATTATTTATCAGTAACTCGGACAGTATTTTAAACTGGAAACCTTCTTCGGTCTTACAACGAAACAAAACTGACATTTATACAAAAAAAATAAAACTTTAAATACTAGAATAAATAAGGATGGATGATAAATTAGAATACCCTATCATATATATTGAACCAGATGATTTCAATGACAAAGGTGAAATAACAAATAAAGTTTTGTTATCAACTGGTAAACCAATTATCGTAATGATTCAATCTAAAAATTGTGGGTGGTGTACTCAGGCCAAACCTGCATATATGTCTAGTGCAAGCAAACACGGTGATATTATCTTTTCAGTTATTGATGTTGAAAAAAATCCAGACGCTGCAAAGAAAGTATCCGAGACATCTCCTAATTATAGAGGACTTCCTCATTATATGTGTTATAAAAATGGTAAATTAGTATCAGATGAAATTAGTGGTCGTGAAGAAAAAGATTTGGTTGAGTTTGCATCATAAATAAAAATGATAATATTCATTTCAACGTTTAAAATGTTAATTAAACAATGACAGAAATAATTAACATTTTGGATACCTTTTTCCCTACCGATATAAGTAAATTCATTTTGGAAAAGGTCGATAAAGATGTACACCGAGAAAAGCTAGGTAGTTGTCTGGAACATGTCAAGTTGTATTCTTTGTTGATAAATCATAACAAAATAACTAATATGTTTAAGAGATGGAATGTAGTGTACAACAAAAGTATTATAAAAACATATTTCCCTGATATCGAAGAGACATTACGAGTGTTAAATACATGTAACTGTTGTGAAAGACATAAAGCAGACAAACCGACGTCATTGTGTAGTACATTTTGTTTAACTAGTACGAAACTATTAAACACAAATAAAAATAGTTGTGAATGTAAATGTAGAAGATTGGCAAGATTGTTGTTAAAGTACCTAATGAGTAACGAGGATGATATAATTAAACATGAACGTTATTATATACACTCTATGATAAAAACAGATTTACATAAACTGAATTTACTAACTAAACATATAGAAAATGATATATCAGGTATAGATCACACATACGAACGTTTTTCAAATACATATCAGACATACATGGACGTAATAACAAGTGAGAAAAATCGTATAGAAGGTCAAATACATTACTTATCATTACATATACACGAAATACCTGAAATTGTGTTACCAGAAGATGTTTTGATAAGTGATTATTTGATTGAATTAGACAATAGTACGATGTTGAATGAATACATGAGAGAATCACAAAGTGATTATATAGATTATCCATCTGGTACAGACGATATGGAATTGGATTATAGTGACGATAGTGTATCATAAATTTGAATTATACATACGTGTTATGTATAATTATTAAACATGGAACTGATAAGAAATAAATCTTGTGATATTCTTGGTGAGAATATAGAGAATAGTGTAGAAGTTAAAAAACTTGAACACTATATTTACAAATATGTACAGAAGAAATATAAGAAAAATATAGAGAAACATTACAAGAATATTGTGTATCAAACAGTAAATGACTTGAAGAACAATGACACAACGGATACAATCATTGAGAGTATAAAAAAGGATAAGATGGGATGGAACCATATTCTCTTTAAAGATATACAGAATAAACTTGACGAACAAGATAGTTTCATAGAGAATCCATTTGAAGTAGAAGAAGGTGTTCAACAGTGTAAAGCATTTAATCCAAAAACGGGAACTACTTGTAACAGTAAAAGAGTTATTTACTACCAACGTCAGGAAAGAGGTGCGGATGAACCAATGACTACGTATAATACCTGTTATAGTTGTGGTGTATCATGGAAGTATTCTGGATAATTGATTTAAGTAGTTAGTATATATTAAGTAAATGAAGAAAGAAGATATAGAAAATGTATACGTACCACCGTGTGTTATATATCAAAATAATAAACGAGTATGTCGTACGAGTAATTACAAACCATATAAGACACCATCCAATGCAAACAGACAGGATTGGCATTATGCATACGGAACACAATTAGTTAACATATATGACATCATCTGTAATAATATCAAAGATAGATATCCAAAAAACAAAATTAGATGGAAGTCAAATGAAGAGAAGATATTTCATAATGTATCAAGACTTATATACAGTACATCATCTAAGTATATTTTACCAGAGTTACGACACGATTTAGTGTAATGGTTTAAAATATCTGTATTGATATTTTAATTCTAGTTAGGTATAACAACAGAATATACCACACATTGAATACTTAAAACTGTGTCTACAATTACCACCATACATTAGTAGATTTCTGTTACAGTCTTTACATATTTTATCATTGTCAGTACATACATGACAACGACAAGAATATTCATCGTATAATAAGATAGAACTCTCAGATTGTGGTACACCACATTTAGAACACTTTATTCCCATTTTGTTTTTCACACGTATTTATGTATAAAATTCGATTTAATTTATTCAATAAAAATGAAAATATTCATCATTTACACACTTTATTGTAATTTACAATATGACTGAAGTTCTAGATATAAATTGTGATAACTGTGGACGGAACCACACGGAAGAAGAATCAAAGTGTAAGCATTCACTTTGTTTTACTTGTAATAATCAATCTAATTGTGGTATATGTAAACAAGAGGATATCGAAAGGGAAAGGATAAATAATGTAAAAGAATGTTGTATATGCATGGAAGAAATAAGTGATATTAAAAACAAGGTTATAACAAATTGTGGACATGTGTTTTGTTTAACTTGTACTTTAACATCTTATAATGATAAAAATTCTTGTCCGATATGTAGAACCGAATTATTGGAAAGTGTTAATAGACCAAAAACTATAACGATACCTGATGATTTCATGAGGACAATGTTACACGATGTAATAGTAAACATGGGTATATTAGATTTTAATGACACATTGACTATTGTTAGTCAAGCCGTATATCTACGGTTCATATTCGACTATGTTCGTGAAGCATTATACGAAGAATATAATGAACCTAGAAATAGAGAATGGTTAGATGATGTAATTAACGAAAGACGACAACAACGAAGACAACAACGACAACAACGACAACAACGACGGTGTGGTATTTGTAGACAAACAGGTCATGATAGACGTAGATGTCCAAATAATTAAATTATTTATATATTATTTGCATTATATAAATGAGTGATTATGCACAATTTATCAACTTAAGTGTGATATGAAAGAAACAAATTCGAAAAGAGAAAATTTCAACCGAACAGAAACAAATTCGAAAAGAGAAAATTTCAAACGAACAGAAACAAATAGTTCACATGAAAAATGTAGACAATATTGGGAATTTTGTGATTACGATATGGAGTGTATGATGACAATTGGTGCATCAAGTTGTATGTAGTAAAAACCAAAAACAATTTAATTATTTACATTAAATAAATGAACTTTGATTACAGAATTATTATAGGTATTATCCTGAGTTTAATTTTAATATCTATGATACTTTATGTTGCAATGAGACCAACCAAAAATGATGAAAGTGACATATTACCTTCGGACACACAGGACGATAGTCAATATATTCCTCAAAACAGAAAACAATATATTTATGTATTAGGAGGTAGAACTGATATCGACACCTATTTAAAGTCAGTTGAAAAATATGACTCAAAAATAAAAGAATGGAGTTATGTTACACCAATGAACGAAAAAAGATGGGGACCTGGAACAGTTAGTTTGAATGGTTATATATATGCAATAGGAGGATTCAATGGTTCAAAGTTTTTAAACTCGGTTGAACGGTACGATCCAAAAACAAATACATGGAGTTTTATTGAGCCATTAAAAACACCCAGGGGGTTTTCAAGGGCGATTGCAATAAATGATTTTATTTATGTATTAGGAGGTATAAATTCAAGTAAATTGTCATCTGTTGAAAGATATGATCCAGTCAATGATAAATGGGAAAATGTCAAACAAATGAATTTACCGAGAGCTTCTTTTGGAACAACTAATATAGATGATACTATTTATGCAATAGGTAATGGTATAGGAAGCAGGTCGAATTCAGTTGAAAAATACGATACGAAAACAAATACATGGACAATAATCAAACCGTTGAACAATGAACGAGAAAATCCCAAGAGTGAAACTGTCGATGGACAGATATACGTATTCGGAGGTGATAAAGGAAATACAATTGAGAAGTATAATCCAAATAACGATACATGGACTATCACAAAAACATTACCTGATAAACGATATGAATTTGGTACAACGACATTGAACAATTACATATACATTGTGGGTGGAACTGAAGTAGATAAACATTTAAATACTGTTAAGATGTATGATCCAAAGTCTGAAAAATGGTATAATATCAAACCGATGAAAGAAGAACGATTTAATATGGGTGTTGTGCAAATATAAAATATTATATATAATAAATGAAGGAAACCAACAACAAATGTGAAAATGTTTATTATCATTTCAGCTGTAGTCTTATTGATAGGTTTAGTGTTATACTTTTTATTCTCCCGTCATAAACCTAAACACACGAAGGAAGATTTCGTCGAGAATTGTGACGACGACATAATAGACGTGTTATACAAGTATATTAAGACTAAAAACAAAGAAAAGAACATAATTGTGGTGGATGACAAATTAAAAAGTAGGTTAGAATATATGATAAATCAAGAAACATTATATGACTATTTACAAAATTGGAAATTTAAATGAAATAAGAACATATAAAAACGAACCATTAACCAATGACACTATCAAAACAGCAGTTAATTTATGGATAACTGATGAAGAAGAGGCAACTGAAATATACGGACTCATAAATGAATGGGATGTCTCAAAGGTAACGGATATGAGTCGGTTGTTCAATGGTAAAGAAAGCTTCAATGAAGACATAAGTGGTTGGGATGTCTCTAGTGTGAATAATATGAGAGATATGTTTCGCGATGCTAAAGTCTTCGATCAAGACATAAGTGGTTGGGATGTCTCTAAAGTGAAGGATATGAGTGGTATGTTTCTAGATGCTAAAGTCTTCAATCAAGACATAAGTCGTTGGAAGGTCTCTAAAGTGACGGATATGGCGGTGATGTTTCAAGGTGCTAAAGCCTTCGATCAAGACATAAGTGGTTGGGATGTCTCTAATGTGATGTGATGGGTACATCGAATATGTTTAAAGATGTTGGATACGAACACGAACCACCGAACACGTAAATTAAATTGATTTTTCAATAATAATATTCACAAGAATGTAAAATGTCTGAAACAATCTCAAGTGGTATTACAACCAGGGAAGGAGTCGTGAATTTCATTCATGCATCTGTCCAGGAAAAACTAAACAAAGAAGTAAAGGAACAAGTATTGTATGATTTGATGACAAGTGATACAATAATCGAGTTTATAACTCAACAACTTTCTGGAAAAAAGGTAAAGAAAAAGAGACAAAAATCAGATAAACCTAGGAAACTTTCAGGGTATATTAAGTTTGGTAAACACAAGAGACCACAGATAAAAGAGGATAACCCCGACGTAAAAAGTAGTCAAGAGATAACCAAACTGATAGCTGAACAATGGAAGACTCTGACTCAAGAAGAAAAACAATACTGGAATGACTATGAAGAATAGGTAATATTTTGTTTTGATAATTAAACCTGTAGGTTTAATAATCCCCAAAAAAAATGATTTATTAGAAGAACAATTAAGGAAAAATAAGCAAACTTACAATGAACTCGTTCAAAGTAAACAAAGCAACCCGAGCAAACGACGTGACCTACCGGACTGTAGACGACGCCCTAGGAAGAGCCATACCCCTTGATGTACTGGATATTATCATCGGGTATACCAGGTATGGTAAAACACACTTCCACTCACAACTTTTACAACAGGTAGATGAGAAAAAACAAAGCAACACCGACAAGGTAAGTCCGATTTTTTCCAACAGGGTAAAGTATATGTTGGGAAGAATCTCGATTGTTGAGGGTAGATTGAATAAGTTGTATTTGTCTTATATGTTGTTTGACTATGTTTGTGATTTTCGTTTTTTGTATCGTGATAGTTCACGTAGTTTAATAAACATCATAAAAGGTAAACTTAATTTTTTCTACTTTCAAGAAAAAATTGTTAATATGCACATTTATTACACTAAGCTCATAGGTGAAGACATCGATCCGGACAAAGTGTTGACTGTCGTACAGACCAAAAGAAAACTATGTAGCTTTTGTAAGTTACCTGGACACGACAAACGTAAGTGTGTTAGAGTAGATTTGTTTGATGTACGTAGGAGTTTAGTGAATGGGTTCGATAGGGATGGGTACAATAGGGATGGGTACGATAGGGATGGGTATGATAGGGGTGGTCGTGATTTGTTGGGGTATGATAGGGATGGGTTCGATAGGTATGGGTATAATATAGATGGGAGAGTATTTGCATAGGGGATGGTATTGATTGGTAAGTAATGTATATAATGTATATAATGTATATAATGGGTCACAATGTATCAACCTCCACGTGGTGTGACCTGGGTACTCTATAAAGAGTAGCGAACGATACAAAATGATAAAGTAAAATACTGACTGAATATACGGAACTCTTCCATACTACCCATTGTATAAAATGATTTAAGTGATAATGTATTCCATATTATTTTTAAAAAATGATTTTACAGGACAATTTTGTTGAAAAATTAACTATTTGTAAAAGATACAAGAAACGTCTATTAAGATGAGTCTTACAAGTGAACAAACCCCTGTTGCCGAAGATTGCCCGGTGTGTATCGAGAGCTATACTAAGAGACGAACAAAGATTGAATGTCCATCTTGTAGTTATTCGGTATGTGTAGGGTGTACTAAGAGATACCTTCTTAGTACAGCCGAAGACCCTCACTGTATGAACTGTCACAAAGGATGGGAACGTGACACTCAGTATGAGCTACTAGGTAAGTCGTTTGTGAATGGTGAACTCAACAAGCATCGTGTATGTATGTTGTATGACAAGGAAAGGTCAAAGTTTCCTACTACTCAACCGTATGTTGATGCCTTGTATGATGTAGAAAGGATAAAAAAGGACCAAGAACAATTGTTAACACAGATGCGTGAACTGAAAAAAGAATACAATAAGTTAGAGATTGAGAAACGTGGAATAGAACGTGATATCATGGGTAAGAACATAACAGGTAGTAGAACAGAAAACTTCTTAAAGTGTCCCAAGGATGGTTGTAAAGGGTATATAGGTAAGAATGAATGTAAGTTGTGTCATAGTCATATATGTAGAAAGTGTCTTGTCATGGTTGACAACGCGGATGCTCTAAAGGAACACGAGTGTGACAAGGAGACTTTGGAGACTGCACAACTTATTTTGAAGTCATCAAAACCTTGCCCTACATGTGGTACACGTATATCAAAGGTAAGTGGATGTGACCAGATGTGGTGTCCTAACTGTGAAGTTGCATTCTCATGGACTACAGGTATGGTAGTTAGAGGTGTGATACATAACCCACATTTTTACGAGTATCGGAGAAGAAGAGGTAATAACGGACAAACCATTAACCGTAATGAAGGTGATGTTGTATGTGGTGGTGTTGTATCATATAGATACTTCGATAGTAAGTTGAAACGAGTCAACGCATACGCACAAACAGTCGAACACAATAAACAACAACTGAAAAATATGTTACAGTCTATGTATGATTGTCATAGAATCACCATACACTTTCAAGATGTTGTTGTTAGACGTTTAAGGAGAGAGTTAAGAGAAGATGTTAACAACATTAAAGAACGTGCAGACTTCATAATGGACAAGATAACAGAGGAACAGTTCAAACGTGTTGTTATAAAACGGGACAAGAAGAGAGAGAAAAATCAGTCATGTCTACATATATACGAGACACTTGTTACGATGTTCACTGAAAGGATTAATACATATGTTGCGTCAGACGATATGAGTATTAAATATCTTAATGAGACATTAGAAGAACTTATACAAGTTCGTAACTTCGTGCAAGAGCAGTTCACAAGAGTATCAAAGAACTATAACATGTCTGTGGAATGTTTTGGTGTATACTCACACCCTATAAAAAACGTGTTCTCGATATGTAAACGTAAGCTGGTATAAAGTCGATGATATGTAATACAGGTAAGTATTGACATGTAACATATGATAATTTTAATTCCAGTTGGAATTAAAATACCTAACTTTACTGACGTCATTAATCAAATACCTTTGAGAAATTTCCTAACTTTTGTTGTTGTATAATCCATGCAATACTTCCTATAATCAAATCCAATAACAATATCATTGATGCATGTTTAGTATATTTTGGTGTGAATGTCATGATGATAAACGTTGTCCATAGAATAACATGTACAGGACGTAGATATCCCCACCAGATTTCTTGTCCTGCTATACCCTTTTCTCGTTTGTCCCCGGTAATGATTATATGTAATGTACCTAATACGGCAAACACAAGAAACCCTGCAATTATTTTCCTATACTTTATATCTTTATTTGAGAAATATACCAGTAAACCACGGACGGATGTACATATTTTAAAGAGTAAAAATCTTTGTTGAACCACACTTAATACCATTTATTAATTTGAAATATTTGAATTATTAATTATGTAAAACAAATGTCATTACATTCAAAAATATGGTGTCATATTGTACGTTGTTGTGATATTGATTTGACCAAGAAGATATCATACATCACTTCGAAACAAATTAAGAATGCAAAACATAGTTGGCAAGGTACAGACAATCAATTTGAACCAAGACTTTTATGTAAAATGGATACTTCGGATTCCAGACCGGATATATTTAAAGAACATGATATTTGTTTATTATCAATTGAAAACGGAGTATATGCTATAATAAAAGAAAATATATATGTACCTTTGAATATTTATAAGACGGCACCCAATGTTATACGACAAACTTCAGACAGTATGTTATTGAATATAGGTGATAGTGAAATAACTACTCTGGATAAACTATACTATAATAATATTTTAGAATACGTTATAGGTGAAAAGATATTGTATGGTCCTCTTCTTGGAGGAAGACATCGTTGTACATTCGATACAAAAATCAGTGATATTCTATTATCAATAAAAGGTTCCCAATATGAGACAGATGGGTGTTATGAAACCAAAAACATTGTATGTATTGTTGAAGCAAAATCAACGCCCTGTAATGATTTTAATATACGTCAACTATACTTTCCATTTAGGGAAGTACATAAACAGGTAAACAATAAAAAGACGATAATAGTGTTATTTATATACAGAGACAAGGAGAAAAATATTCATATATACAAGTATAAATGGAGAAATTATCTCATTATGAATGATATAGAACTCTTAGGATATTTTAGATATATTTTCGAATCATAAACAGGTCGAACAAGTATTACTCCATACACTTGGTATATCAGGAATAGAATTGTCTCTCATCACCTCCCATGATGAATAACTAGGTACTGCTTTTTTACATACTCTACAGGGAATGTATTCTGATTTACGACGAACCATAAACCCCGCACGTGTAAAACATTCTGCGATTGCAATGATGAATGTGTGATGTTTGTCGAATACTATATCGTCAACAATTATGATTTTGTTTCGTTTCAAACCAATCTTCTTACACATATTAACCCAACCTCTCTGTATATGTGGATAATCATCACTAAAGTCGTCTATGATTCCTATTATCCAGGTAGGGAATGTATTTGTTACTAAATCACTAATATCTTCGATTGTTTCTACTTCTTTCATTTGTTCTAATAGTTTATCTATATTTTCAGGATCTCTATATGTCATTTCTCTAAACCATATGTAATCTTTAAATTAAACAATTTTTTTTATTTTATTATATTTATAATAAATGGCATCATATTCATTATTGAATACAATAGAAGGACAAAAAGTAGAAGCAGGTGAAGCAACTGCCTATCACAGTTTAAGATGGACTGACCTTGATCACCAGGTATGTCCTAAAAGAGATATGTACGATATAGCGGGTAGAGGTCCGTTATGTGCCGACTCATTATTTGCAGGGACAAATGGTTGTGTTCCTGCTGTTCAACGTATTAATTCTGAAAACGACAATCGTCCTAAATACTTTGAATATATACGTCGTAGTGATATGGAACGAGTCAATGATCCTTATGAATCCAAAGCTGAAGCAAGTCAGACAAATAGAGCGAAGCAACATAGTCAATTGACTGGATTCGGAAATCTGACTAATTCTATACGACCTAATGTAAGACATACGGGAAACATGATATAAAGAATTATTTGTTTAGAGTAAATGACAGTCTTTATCGTATATTATATAAACACGGATGAACCGGAATGTTCAGAAGTATTAAATACGTATACTTGTAAAGATAGAGCTATAAAGAAGTTAATTGAAGTTGCAGGATACAGAAACGATACAAAAGGTAATTTAACACAGTATTTTAAACCTACATCTGACTATACATCATATAACCAGTTATATACATTAGTAGAAGAAAATATGGAACTCATTGACGAAGATATATATCGTATATATGAGACACCTGTTATATAATTACAATATTTAGTGTAATTATATTCGATTTGTTTTATGTTAACCGGTATTGTTGTAAACCTGTAAGTGTTACATTGAATCGGTTAAAACGGTCAATTCTATCTGCATAACGTTCATAATATTTAAAGATATCCGATTTTTCAAACTTACTAACCCAGTCGTTGTATTCTGATAATTGTAATTCTTTGATCATTAGATATATATCATAATAAGGTTTCATATATTTTACGAAATCTATCAAACGTACGATTTGTGATATAATAGCATTTGTCAAATCAGATAGGTTGAAAATAGTTTCCAGAATATCTGTATTAAAATTACTGTCTTTAATGAAATCAAGATGTGTATTTGTGAAAAAGGTGTTTAATCTAATTAAGTCTGATGCAACAAGTGTATCTTTCCTCTTCTTATTTGATATCATATCATTAAATATCTTCTTTGCATTCTTTACAATCTTATTCGTGTTATTATTAGTCATTGACTCAAGTATTTTAAGTGTCTGAACCGATGTAATATAACTTTGATAATCTTGTTTTGTTGTACAATCATTAAATTTCTTTATAATTTTTGTAATAACACTCGAATTTGTTTTTAAAGGGATTATCTCATGATATTTACCAATGTAAAAATTATTATACATGTTACTATTATTAGGCATTGGATTTATGTATGTGTCTCTTTTAGAAATAGTAATTGTACTTGATAACACATTTCCATATTTATTCAATATCCATTCCAAGAATTCTCCAGGTGTTTTACGAAGCATTTTTTTATTGTAATTTATTTTTTCAAACCAATCATTGTTAAACATAATATCAGGAGGGGATTGATAAGGATTACCATCTTCAAAGAACTCATATAATTCAAATAACTTTAATAAATCCGAATGATATTTTTTATGTTTCTCATAAAATGAAAATATACATCTTGCAAGATGTAAATACATATCATAACATGTAACAAATTCAGGTGGAAAAGCCTGACCAAGATCGACACCTTCTACCTCTTCATCACCTACATACATACCTGAATACCCGAAATCGATAAGTACTGGGAATGTATCAGTTGTAACTTTGTATGTTTTTGTTTCTGAATTAAAAGAATATGTTATGGGTTTGTGTTTACGTATCATTACATTATCGGCATGTAAATCATTATGGTTGAATTTGTATAATTTCTGTGCAATCTCTAAATTTAAGAGAATTTGTACATATGTTTTCAACCATTCCTCAAATGTTGTACTTGGTTCTTTTATAAATTTATCCATACTTATTCCATCCACCTTCTCTAGAATAAGTAGAGGTAAACTTTCTTTTGTAGTACATATCTGTTTTGTTTGTTTGTCTAAACCACAACCAAATAAGGAAAATGTGTACATAAAAGACGGTGTAATTTGTCTTAATTTGTTTATCGTCTTACCCAGAATATATTCTTTCATAAATTCTATCTTTTCAAATTTATCATTCTTGTTTGGAAATTTAATGACTAATGAGATATCATTTACAAATAAATCACCTAAATATACCTCGGAGGATGCCGTACCAGACGATAGTGGTCTGATATTCTTAATATATGTATTTATATCTTTATTAACTGTTACAACATTATTTTTATTTGCAATATCCTGGATCTGGCTCGATTGAATTAATGAAATACTATTTTTCACAACATTATTTTTCCTAAGATAACTTTCCAATACACAATTAACACTTTCCATATCTTTATGGTACATATAACCATCAGTCAATATCTTAATTATTTTATCCGTGTTGACAGGTTTATTCGTAAGTTCTTTTAAATTTTTACTATAGTGACAATCTTTATCAAAAGAAACGATAGTCTTTTTTATAGTATTAAGGAGATAGTTTGACATTGTATTAAGGAGATAGTTTGACATTTTAATTATATAAAACATTATTTTTAACGTAAAGTTTTCATTTTACTTAAAAGATCTTGCTTGTTTGAATGTCTTAACATGATTGTTGTATCTTTATGTGTTGATGGTATATTTCCACTGTTCGCAAAACTTCCTCTTGATGTTCTAGTAGGTAGACGACTGTATTGTCTTGATATAATATCTGTTCCTCCTTTACCTCTCGTATTTGTACTTGCTGTATGATTAGGGACGTTTTTTGTGTAAACTAGATTATTTTGATAGTTATGTTGACTTGGATTGTTTGCACTACTCGATTTGATACCGGAAACTGATATATTCGGTATTTCATTTCTAACTTGTATATAATCACCCTTAACATCGTTAAGAATATTTGACAAATCGGATGTTTTAGTTGTTACAACAGGATTTACATATGTTTCACGAGTATATCGTTCTGTATCCACATTGTTATTATATTGATGCATAGGATTTCCAACTTGTGTCTGAAAATGTCCCTGAAGTATACCTTCGTGAACTGCTGATACATTCTTATTATCTCCGCGTACAACTTCGTAATGTAATCCACCATTTGTTTTTTGTGTTGATACATACGCCGGCATTCTCTCTCTGATATAATCCTTCATAGTCTGACCAATTGTTCTTTCCAGTTTGTATGTTTTTGTGGGAGCTACGGACTTGGTGTTATATTGTTTATTAATCTCTCTTCCATTTTGTTTATGTTCAAATGAGTACGGTCTTTGTGTAAAATCAACATTGTCGATATTTGTAACCATGGATGAATTCGGTCTTCTAGGTCTAGACAATGGTAGTAGGTCTTGGGGTGCAATAATAGGAGGTCTGAATTCTCCATCTTTCATAATACGATTAGGTAGTTTAGCTTGCACAGGACCACCTGGAACAATACTGTTATTACTACCTCTACCAATATTACTTCCATTATTACTATATTCAACATCGGTGAATTGATTAATACCACGTGCAAATTTAAGAATTGCTTCACTATGTCTATCTCCTGAATCTTCGATTTGTTGTGTGATATGTGAAGTTGTCCCTACTTTATCTTTACGTTTTGTATAGATCGATTTAGGTGGGTCTTTCATTATATTCATACTGGTACCCCACCCTTCAACAGATGGAATTCCTGCTTTTCCATAACTTGTTAATCCAGAATAAGATAACATTTTATTAATAATATCAATAGTTATAAATAAATAATATTTATATTATTAATAAATAATATAAATATTATTAATAAATGGGTGCAACATTTAGTGCAGAACACAATACAAATATCCAAGAGGTTTTTTCAAATACAGTGAATGAATTTGTATCAGAAAATTCAATTACATGTAAAACATCGGCAGGTGCAACTGCTAACCTTGATATAAGTGAACTTGATTGTGGTGAAAACTTAACTATCAGCGGTGTAGACATTACCGCAAATTCAAAAATGGAACTTAAATGTTTACAAGCAAATATCTCAAAAGATATTATAAAAAATTTTGCAGAAACTGATTTGAAAAACACCCTGACAAAAGAAACAGGCAATATGATCGGTATTGATGTATCATTAGACCAAAATACAACAATATCTAAACAGATAAATGAGGTTGTAAACGCTTTTAAAGAACAGGACTTTATGGATTGTTTATCAGAGAATCTTTCATCCGCCGAAGCGATAATCAGAGAGATTAAAGCAAAAGGTAATTGTACTATTGAGAAGATAAAGGTGAATGCAACGTCAGATATTCAAATGGAGTGTATTCAAAAAAATACTAAAATCATGGATGCATTGAACGAACTAAATGCAAGCATACAGTCAGAATTGAAAAATAAAAAGAGTAATACTGGAATTATCATTATGATTATTGTAGGATCAATTGTTACTCTTATTATATTTATTATGATTAAGAAAATGAAGAGTAGTCCTCCACCCCCAACGACATTACCCTTACAAATGCCAATGATGCAACAACCAAGGTATTATTAAATCAAAATGATTTTGTTTTATAATTTTATTTTTATACCCAAAAATAAAATGACAAGAATTGAAGAACCTTTATTAAGAGAAGATAACTCAAGATTTACTCAACTTCCATATAAGTTTCCACGGTTACAAGATGCATATAATGTTCAGGAAGCAAGTTTCTGGACTGCAAAAGAAATAGACTATGCATCGGATATCAAAGACTGGGAAAAACTAAATGATGACGAACGTTACTTTATAGAACATATTCTTGCGTTTTTTGCCGGTGCTGACGGTATAGTACTTGAAAATATTACCTCCAGATTCATCAATGATATTAAAGCACCAGAAGCTCGTAATTTTTATGCACTACAGGGTACAATGGAAAATATTCATGGTCAAGTATACTCCTTGTTGATTGATACATATATCAAGGATACTAAACGTAAAGAGATGTTGTTCAATGCAATAGACACGATACCTTGTATCGCTAAGAAAGCAAACTGGGCAAAGAAATGGATGTTATCCGAAAGACCATTTGAACAAAGAGTGGTTGCTTTTGCTGTCGTAGAGGGTATCTTTTTTAGTGGAAGTTTCTGTGCCATCTTTTGGTTGAAGAGTAGAAATATCATGACAAAAGCACTAGGTACAAGTAACGAACTGATTGCAAGAGATGAAGGACAACACACAGATTTCGCAATATTGATTCATGAACATCTTCAGAACAAATGTAGCCAAGAAACACTACACGAGATAGTCAGAGAAGCTGTCGAGATTGAAGAAGAATTTATATGTGAATCACTACCTTGTCGTTTAATTGGTATGAACTCTGATTTGATGAGACAATATATCAAATATGTTGCGGATAGATTATGTAATCAGTTTGGTTATGATAAAATATATAATGAAACAAATCCTTTTGATTTTATGAATAAGATAGACATTGATGGTAAGACAAATTTCTTTGAAAAACGTGTAAGTGAATATACCTTATCATCTACCGTAGAAGGAAGTAACACAGACAATTGGAATTTTGATTGTGACGTATAAATTATATTGATATTAAATAAATGCCTTATTTAATACGAAAACTACCGAATAAAGACTTATATCGTGTAAGAAATTCGGAAACAGATAAGATACATTCATATGGAACATCATTGACGAAAGCAAAACAACAAGTTCGTTTACTAGAATCTATTAAAAAACCAAATAATAAACTACCACCAGTTAAAAAGGTTCGAATATACGGAAAAAATATTCCAGAACGATATATACCTTCGTATTTGACACCAGAACAAAAGAGAAAACAAGCAAGATCGATTATAGAAAAGAGAGATAGACCTCGACTAAAGAATATTCCAGTTAAAAAGAGTAGTTGGACAATGAAAGCACATATGTATTTTGGTAAGGGAAATACATCACCAAAGTCTATTGCAAAAAAGTTAGGTGTGAAAATGGAAGGGTTCGAAAAGATATTAAGTAAAGGTAGAGGTGCATACTACTCGGGTGGTTCTAGACCAAATCAAACACCTGAATCATGGGCTCGTGCACGTTTATTTTCTGTTTTATTTGGAGGTAAAGCACGTATTGTTGACAAGAAGATCGTAGATGAATACAGAATACCATTGTTAAAATTAAAGTGATTATTTTGAGTATGATGTAATTAAGATATAAAATGATGTATTACAGAATTCTATTTGCATACTCTGATAAATTCATTGTAAGGTATATTCCTGTCGATGAAGAAGATAAATGTTATTTTCCCATTTGTCAATCGGAAACGTGTCCTAAATTCTGCAATAATATTTTACATCCATCCGGAATCTACGGATGTATAGAAGGTTTCAATCCATGTAACGAATCATCATGTCCTGTTGAGTATAGACATATAAGTGAAGGTCATAAAAGATGTATAAGTAACAAAGGGACTTATAAACTACCTCAATGGAAAAAGAGGTGTATAAAACGAAAATTACCAACAAAATCAACTATCGTTTATCACTTTAACAAGGAAGATTTTATATAATAATTTAATCGTTTTCGATTATTATATAAATTTAAACTTTTCGTATGGAGAACATCACATTGATTTGTATAGAAGGATTCGGAGGTAATGGGCTGAATGTCTCCTCGTCTTCAACTTTAAATAATGTTCCGTCTGATAATATAACTCTGAAATACAATCGGTCCGTTGGTTTAAATTTGATTGTCTGAACCATTCCACCACCGTCTAATTTAACATAAGGTGATTGAACTGGATACGATATATCTCTAATCGAACATTTAAACAGTGCTTTCACTGCATGTGGATTGTTAGAGTAGATATTATGTCTATTTTGTCCTGATGATACATTACTCAACTCAACATAAATATAAGGATGTCTTGAAACTCGACCACCCCGATAATGATTAAGCACTTTATTTGGAAGTATTATATGTAATAGTTCAATTTCATGACATACTAATTGAGTTTGAGAAATGATACTCCCTGTATATTGTAGTGAAGAATTGTTATCATACGTAGTTGATAGTATTTCTAAAGTTAAAGTGGATGATACAACGTTGATAGTATTACTACTATTATCAATACTGCTATATGTAATATTATTTATATTTGATTTTTGAACTAATGTAAAGTCTGTACCAGAAGGTATATTAGCATCTGTTTTTGCAACATATGCACCTTCAATATCATTAGGAAATTGGTAATTTAAATCCGCCGTAATACTTGGATTTATAGTATCAAATAAAGTTATTTTTCGTGTAATACCTCTATATGTAATTGTTCCGTCTACAGTAAGTACGTCTCGACTATCACCTGTTACTAAAGTTAAAGTAGTACCAGATGTTATAACATCGAGCTTCTTATATATGGAAGGAAGATTAACTTTTTCATTACTTAAATCAACACTAAATGCACTGTCAAGTATTGCATTGGTATTATTAAAACCGGTAATCTCTCTTGTTTGATTGTTATATACAACTTTAGAACCAATCATAAACGTTTTATATACATCACCTCCATTACTTAAGGATAAGTTATTACCTGTCGTCGTGACATAAACTGTTTTTTCTTCTGATCTGAAATCGACAGGTTGGTATTGTGGAATATCCGGTATAAAAGAAGTATTAATAGTATTAATATTATTAGTAACATCTCTTGTTGCACCATCATATGTTAATTTATCACCAGTTGAGAGTGTACCATCCAGTAATGTCACTGCGGTTCCTGAGGTATACAATCTTACTGTAGATGTGAAACCCTCATTTAATGTTACAACTATTGGTCCATTGCCTGATACCGACTCAACCTTCCTTGTTTGACCATTGTATGTAATTTCATCGCCTATAGAAGGGGTTTCTATTGGACTTGGGAACGATAATATTGTCGTTGAACTATTACTTCCTCCAGTGATTGTATGTGTGTCTTTATTAAAAGATATAATTTTATAGTATTCCCCGTCAGTAGTATCACGTATAAAATTTAGATACCTATTCACAGTTATGTTACTCAATAAACTGGAACTTATATATCCGTCAAGATTTGAAGTAGTTGTTAATGTATGAGATGGAGGTATTTTACGTATAGATAACTTTGGAGGAAGAGTGCCATTGAAATTATCTTCTACTTTTACACGACGTGTAACACTATCATAATCTTTAATTTCATGATACGTTTGATTATCTTCGTTATACAAATAATATCCTATATATGTATTATCATAAATACCTCCTCCTGGTACAAAAATATATGCAGGTATTGTAGATATAATATTTGGGTTTTTAAACTCGATACTGCTAGGACTCGTGGAAAATGGATAGTCTACTGTAATTTGTGCTTTAACTGTAGTTGGATTTGGATTTGGATATGATGATAGATATTTATATTTTACGATACGTCTACTTTCAGTTCCGACCACCACAACAACTGTATTATAATAATCATCTTTGTCCGAAAGGATATCACCACCAGTACCAGTTATATGTTCAATATCGAGAGTCAAATTATCTGAACTTGTTTGAGTTACATTTACGGTTTTATTGTCAATATAACTATTATTATTAGAAGAAGTAAAATCCCATTCTATTATCGGAGCCTGATCACTGACCGGGTCGATTGCTACATATGGTTCCCTGATAGGTGTATTAAAATCAATCTCGAATTCACTTGGATTCTTGAACTCGTTTCGGTTTCTGTATGTCGAATCTATTTCAATATATTGTTTAGACATTTTATTCTATTGTAAATATATATTTAGATTGATTAATTAATTATTTCGTTTAAATGTAAATAATTAATTACAATTCATCATTACTGTACTTTGTTGGTCTGTTTGAAAATCCTGATGTTTTTTTGTTTTTCTTGTTTTTTCTACCATCAGTACCATTTTTTGATACATCTAACAAAAATTTTTTCAAATCTTCTTCAGTTTTAATTTCAGTACTATTGAGGATTTGTTGTTCGATATTGAGATTTTCGACTGGTTTTTGTTTTCTAATACTAAATGACATTTTATATAAAAATAACCGTCTTTAAATAATATTATGTAATTTAAATTCCAAATTGGAATGTAAATATAATCTTCATGTATACTTTATTTATTTTTTAACTTTACGTACTACTTTCTTTATGAGTTTTTTAGGTGGTGGAGTTTCCTCCTCAGATTCCGAGTCTGAATCTTTAATCTCAGTCTCGTTCTCTTTTTCTTCTGGTTGTTTTGATTCGACTACAACCTTTGGCACTACCTTTGGTCTTGAAAGTAGACGTTTAGGACCATTTGTGACTGGTTCGACCTCTGCTTCATAAATTTTTACCTGAATTGAAATCTTAGAACCTATAAATATAGAGTCAATCTTGACTGCACCTCTAAAGAAACAATGTTGACCAATAAGATTTAGTGGTTCCAAGTTGTTACCTTCTGTATCATAAAACAGAGACATAAATATATTCTTTGCTTTCGAATACATTAGTTTCGCATACAATGTAGGACCTCTTCCTGGAACATTCTGTAGTTCCATCTTACCTGTCTTTTCATTCTTTACTCGTTCCTTCTTCCAGTATAATGGATTTATACCACCTTTAGACTTGGTTAAGTCAGACCTTGTCAGCTCATACATCTCGATGTCATCCTTTACGTCAACAATATGGTCAATACAAGTATCGATAATCTCATTGAACTTGTCTGTCCATTGTGTTTCCGTCTCGGTGGGTCCATTCTTGTTCCAAAGACAGATTGGAAATGTATAACCATTTACCTTGTTTGTCTCCATACTTCTGTTTTCACAGACACCAAATGAATACAAATTCTCGGTAGGAAGAATTAATTCACCTTCTGTTCCATCGGGGTTAAGAGTACTTATATTGATTCTTTTGAATTCAATCTTTGGCTTACTATCCGGAATCTCTCCTGATACTGGGTCAGAAAAGACAATATTTTTAACATCGTAGGTTGCGACGTCAGTTAATTGCGTGTTTTGTTTAGAGGACATTTTCTTTTAGTATTTTGATTTTAAATCAGGAATAAATTATTTAAAATCAGATTTATTTTTTGGTCTTTGTTTTCGGACAACAACCATCTAACAAATTTTTTACACCTTTCTTAATCTTAATCTTCACTTCTTTTCTGTCAATACTAACTATGGTATCGATTAATTCTGGTAATGTAAGTTTCACTAACAAGGACAGTTGTTCTTTATATTCATTGTCATCTCTTATCTGCTCCATAATGAGAAATTCCATAACTTGAATAACCAGATTCTTTTTGTCATGCCCTTTCAATGAAGTTATACTCTCTACTAATTGCATCAGAGTAACTAGATACATGGTGATATTCGAAGGTGATAATTCGAAGTTCATTTCAAGTACCAATCTTGTATATAACTTTTCAACTAGTTTAAGAGGAAATTTTTCTGTTGTTTCAACTGATGAAATATTAACTTGTTTCGACATTTTATAATATGTATTATTCTATTTAAACCTAAATAATTACATTCGTTTTTTAGATACATAAAATGAAGGGAATCTAGTTCTCTTTGCAAACCTACTCCATAATTCAGGTGATAGATCTTTCTTACTGACTGTCTCTCTATTTGTATATCTTCTCACCAGTACATAGTTGTTATCACTTATTGAATTGACTCTACGTACATCCATGTAACGATTTAATAATTTCTTATGTTGTTGTATTCTCTTTTCCAGTGAGTTTATTGTCAATTTTGCTTTGTACCAGTCATCCAAGATTGCTGAAATATTAGATGACATTTATTCATAGTAATTAAAATATTTCAACGATATGAAATATTTTATAAATATAATCAATATTACTTTCGAAGAAGATAATAAGCAACCATCAAGGTAACTCCTCCAGCAACCCCAAGTGTTGCTAACCATAATCTGTCCATACCACCACGAAGTCGAAGGACGAGGTGAAGAGTACTCTCCTTTTGGATGTTATAGTCAGCAAGTGTTCTTCCATCCTCTAGTTGTTTACCTGCGAAGATTAGTCGCTGTTGGTCTGGTGGAATACCTTCTTTGTCTTGAATTTTCTGTTTAACGTTTTCAATCGTATCACTTGAATCCGTATCAAGAGTGATAGTCTTTCCCGTTAATGTTTTTACAAATATTTGCATACTCATTTTTAGTTAATAATAATCAGTAAGTATTTAAATTCATATTTATTTTTTATCAAAACATCATCTGTGTCAGTAGGAATATAGCTGCCAACTGGAACACACTATCAACCTTTTTTATACCTGGAATAACCTCGGTTAGATAATCGTTCCATAATATCTTACCAATTAATAACACTATAATCATTGTGATAACAAACGCCGAAAACATCATCATTGTATAACTTAATGTTTGTTTATAACTAAATGATGACTTGTTATCCTTATCTTCGGTTCCTGACAATGCACTTTGAAATAAATCAATAACTTTTCCCATTTATTTAAAGAAAATATTTTAATAAATAAATATGGAAGAAGTTAAATCGTTTTGGCAACAGAAAAACAATTCATGGAGAGGGTTTGTTCTGATGGAAGAGTTTAAAAAGTGTAAACATATGGAACCTCTGGAAGATAATTATGTATGGTGGAATCCATTTACTTGGTACCATCTAGACCAGGAAAGTTAAACACTTCTAAAAACTAAATGTATTATAATATAAGGAATGGGATTAAGGAATATATTGTTTCCTTTATTTTTGAAATGTTATGACATTACTACAGACATTTACTGGTTAAATGTATTTGAAAAATTAGCATATGGTAAAGCACCTTTTGGAACTTATATCGTTGATGATACACTTCGTTGTAATTATAAAAACAGAGAATTTATCTACTTCATTGATACAACAAAAGATATTCGTGTTTTGTTCAAAGAGATAACTGAATTATTATCACGTAAACTTGATATGAAATCTACTTACCAAGATGAAGTCAGTGAACCTATTACATCCTGGAGTGACGTAAGAAAGAAAAGTGAGAAAGAAATGTATATTCAGTTATATGTTATAAAGTTGATGAAAAGGTACTCACTATCTATTGCAGATGCAAGGGAATTATTGTTTAAGATAATTATTTATACCACTCTTAATTATATTTCAAATCATAATATTATCTATAATAATAATTTTATAGATGATATAACAAATATTAAAATAGAAGATAAGAAGGTCATCATCGATAAAGAACGAGATGTATCTAGTCATAAAAACACAAAGGTTATATCCAAAAAGTTGAGTTCAAAATGGGAAAAACATTTATTGAAATTAATATAGTAGTATAATAAATGTCAAACTGTTATAAGGACGAGGAAGAGACAAAGGAACCATTTTAAGTCCTCTTGATTTTCTAAACCCTTTTAGTGAGTGTAAATCATGGATTTACTGGATCATTATTGCTATATTAATACTTATTATTATATTTATGTGATTTTAGGTTAACTATTATAGATGTATAATAGTTTTATTCCAGTATATAGAATATCGTATTAAATCTACCTTTTCTACATCATCTTTTGTAGATAGATCCTGTAGAATTCTGTATACCTGATTTAGTCTAGATAATGTAGGTTGTGTTCGTCCACTTTCTGTTATAATATAAGATAGTATATATGCGGTTGGATTCTTAAACTCAATTTTTGGTATTGAACGAGATTTATCTACTAGATATTCTATATCACTATATGACAATGTTCCTGGGTGACGTTCGTTGACTTCTCTACCTATTTTATCTACATTTATGATAAACATATCAAGTTTATCTGTTTTTGTAAACTGGTTATACGTTATACCTACTAATGCATCACCTGGTAAACCCACACGTTCGTATGCTGCAAATTCTGGAACATATTCTTCTTCCATCTTTATTATATATCTATCTTTTTGTTCTTAATCTTAATAACCAAAGTATTAAACCTGCAATTATTCCTTTAATAATTGCTCCCAGATAAGTCTCGTTACCAAATGATGGTATATATGTATTGATTAATGTATTCACGTAGGGTAGAGATAATATAACTACAATAACACAGATAATGATGGGTTCTTTTAAGTCATCGATTATAGTAATAACTTCCTTTTCATTTGATTTAAATACAGATTGGATTAATTGAATGTCGTCTTGTGTTGGTACTTCGTCCGTCGTGGGAAGAGATGAAATAGGGTCTCCATTTTCGCTCATATTAATTTATATTAAGAAACGGAAATTAATATTTTAAATGATGTATTATTTTGATTTTGATTTTGATTTTGATTTTGATTTTGATTTTGATTTAGACATGAAATAATATATACCGAAACCTAACAATAAAACGACTACGAATATAACCAGGTATTCTACCCATCCCCAGTCATCTGAAAACAGAGTAAATCCTTCCTGTGCTTTTAATAAAGGAATCGTATCTGTTGTTGTATACGCTTTAGTACAATTTGGGTTGTGTTTTTCTAATCTCTCAGTCACCTTACCACCTTCTTCATCACATAGTACCCCATCACTTACTATCAATGAAGAACCTTTTGTTAGGTTACTATTTTTTACTTCATATATTGGTTTTGAACCCATCTTCAATTTACAAGGTCCAACATTATAATACGATTTATTATTGAACGTTATAACATCGTACTCATCACCTGGTTTTTCCCTCCAATGATAATATGTTACACCATCGCAGACAATTGTGTCATAAACTTTATCACTACCTTGTGTACATTGTTCAGTAGCAGGAGGAGCAGTAGGAGTAGCAGTAGTAGTAGGAGTAGCAGTAGTAGTAGGAGTAGTAGTAGTAGTAGGAGTAGCAGTAGTAGTAGGAGTAGCAGTAGTAGTAGTAGTAGTAGTAGTAGGAGGAGGAGTAGTAGTAGTAGTAGTAGGAGTAGTAGTAGTAGTAGTAGTAGTAGCAGTAGTAGTAGGAGTAGGAGTAGTAGTAGTAGTAGTAGGAGTAGGAGTAGTAGTAGTAGGAGCAGGAGGAGTAGTAGGAGCAGTAGGAGTAGCAGCAGCAGCAACAGCACGAAAGAATTTTATTCCTTCCACAATGTCTACCCTTTCTGGTTCTTTATATCGTTTATGTGCTTTAACTACGGAAATATCACCGCTACATTTCTGTGTTTTACTACTATTTGCATTATTATTTATTGTTCGTTTACATTCACCATCACTAGTATCCACTTCCACATAAGTTAATACAAGTCTAATTTGTTTATCATCAATGTTTACAAATTTAATTACTTTTTTAACACCATCACCTGACATATTATCGTTGTCATTACTATATAACTTATAGACTTTCTCACTATTCTCATCAACCATACAATCAATTTCTTGTGACGAGAGTTCAAATGGTTTAGTATAATCATAACCAAATCCGTCTTCATTAACCGGAAAAGCTTCCATTAAAATAGCTTTCTTTATAGAATTTCTTATATGTTGTTCGTAATCTTGTTTAAAGTCTGCAGGTGATATTTCCATAGCAATTTCTCCGTTTCCCAAGAGATTTTTATCATTCGAATTTTTAACATTCTTGTGAATTTGTAAGTTATTCTCTTGTAACTTGTATAACAACTCAGGATCATTTATTCCTGTATATACATATAATGTTGGTTTGTCACCACCACCTGTTAATGTTTTAACATATTTTGGAATTAAGTCTAAATAGTTCATTTATTATATAAAAACAAATTATACCAAAAAAAATGCAAATAAATATAAACAAAATTAAACAAATTTTAGGATATCGTTTAATTGTTCATGCGTTATATATCTTTAATGGACGTTGTGTATCATTTGAGTTAATAGACGAAGATAATATGAACTTATTCCTGGTTACTATAGACACGAACAAATACACGATAGACTACAATAATTCCGAACAAGTTTATAACGTATTAGAAATCAATCACAAAGATAATAGTAAACTTGGAAATTATGTGAAACGACTAAACTCAGACAACGAAAGTGAACATAAAATGGGGATTAAAAATGTCCGGGAAGTATACTACATGGATGATACAAACAACATTACATCCATTACTTATGTATCAAACTATACGTATAAGACATTTCGTTATATAATTTCTGTTGATTTCGAATCTATGTTAAAATATAAACAGAGTATTCATCATGATACGAATACAATGTTATCTTCGTTATACAGTACTATAAACAATAGACAATATACAACAAACAGTATTAAGGATATACTAACAGTCTTACAATATATGGATAAGATTTATTTACACCTAGACAGAGAAAAACAACGAATAAAATCACAGATATCTAAAATTGTATCTATATACCGTGATATTAACGAGAATGAACAACGAATTCATCATAAAATAAACATATTAAAGTCTCAAGGTAGTGGTAAACCAAGTGTAAAGGGAATTCATAAAGATTTAGAATTAGGTAAACATGAATATATATTATACAAGAAACTGAGTAATATGAGGAATGTCAAGGACGATACTATAAAACAATACAATATATTAAGACATAAATACGATAATATATTGTTAGTAACCGATATGACCCATCAAGAAAATACGATATCGTTAAAGGAGATACAAACGAATTTAAAGATTTTATCGGAAATTTAATATTTCTATACATAATAAATGGCATATTGTTTTAAGAACGGTAAGCGCACTAAGGTAACAAGTGAATTATTGATGCCCAAATCGGTATCATCTTCACGTGGATATTCACCACAAATGAAACCTTATACACCCAATACAGATGACCAACCATTATGTTATAAAGATATGATAAAATGTTTCCTTGTATTTATTGTTATCATGATCATTGTCTTTTGTTAGATTTAAGGTCGGAATATTTTCGTTTCAGTTTTTGATATTTATGTTCCAACTTTGTGACACGAGTATTTAGTCTATTCATTATCTTTACAATTGCAAGGTAGTTCTTATCTGTTTTCGGTTTGATTGGTTTTGAAAACTTTCTGTAGTATTCTAACATTTCTTGTAATTCTGTAGGATTTACGTTTTCACGATGATTAACAGTTTCATCTTCGTTTTCTACTATTTCATGTGTATCTGTTTTTTCCTCCGTTTCATACTCCTTTTCTTTGTCTCTCTGTTGTCTACATTCTAATCTCTCTTGTTCTCTTTCTATTTCATATTCCTTCAATTGTTCTATTTTTTGTCTCTCTAGTTCCAATTCTCTTTCCTGTTCTACTCTTCGTCTCGTTAGTTCCAATTCATATTCCTTTTCTTGTTCTACTCTTCGTCTTTCGAACTCTTCCTTTTGTCGTTTAAATTCTAATCTCTCTTGTTCTCTTTCTGTTTCATATTCCTTTTCTCGTTCTCTTCTTTGTCTTTCAAACTTCTCCTTCTCTTTCTCTAGTTCTTTCCGTTCTCTCTCCATTCTTTCTCGTTCTTCCCTTTCCATTCTTTCTCGTTCCTCTAATTCTTTGAATACAGATTCGTCACTACTATCATCTTCTGTATGTAGTTCTTCTACATTCTCCGATTCTTCTGTGATTGTACTTATACCACTACTCAAATCATCATCAAATCTCTCTTCGTAAACATTCTCAGCCTGAAATACAGGTGCATCGTCTTCTTGTTCGTTATCTGATTCCTCATTTTGATTACGAACAAATTCTTCCAACTCCTTTTCATATTTGATATCAACTAACCATCCCTCTCCACCCTTCATTCGTTTATTTACTCGCCCGTTCAAGGATTTTACAAATGGATGATGTTTTTCCATATCACCCCTCACTGCAAACTTAGTCTTGTTATACTTTTCATATGTAAGTACCGTCATTTAAATTAATCTGATTTTTTCCTTAGATATCAACATTTTAAATAAATTATGCCAGCTAAAAAATCAAAAAAACCAAAAAGTACGGAAGTATCAACTAGAACTTTAGTATTAAAGGATGACGAACAAGAATACGGCAAAATTACGAAAATGTTAGGTGATAGAAAGGTCACTGTATTATTAACAGATGGTAGTGAAATTCTAGGTCTTATCCCTGGTAAATTCAGAAAACGTGTATGGTTTAAAGTAGATGATATTGTATTAGTTGGTAGAAGAGAATTTCAGAACGATAGAGTTGATATCGTATATAAGTATCATGATTACGAAGCGAAAAAATTACTCAAAATGTCAGAAGTACCTCCTAAGTTCCTTGATATAGTATCGGAAGGAGGTATAGAACAACAAAATACAATCGAAAATGATAATGATTTTGGATTTGATTTCGATGATATATAATAAAAAATGAATTAATTATTGTAGGTTTTACAATAATTAACTTATCGAAGAATCATCAATATGGAAGACTCTGTTGTACGATATAGAGTTGAAAGGTTTCTACTACAGAAACATTGTATGCAAACTGTTCGTGAATCTAACGGTACGATATTTGGAGGTTCAATAATATCATACTTTAAACGTAAGGAGGGAATTGTGGATTTCGTAAACGAGCTAGACAAAACAGGACAGAGAAGTAAGTTCAGAGAATTGTTATTTGACATGACATTCCAACCTAGTTCATTTGAAAACAGAACTACTGAAATCAGGGACATTGATGTTGTTTTTAACTCACAAGAAGAAGTCAATGTATACATAAATAACTTACAAAAACTCCCTGGTATTTCTGATATAACAGTAACGAATTATGTATCATATCAAAACCATGTCATTTTTGAAAAACTGTTTGAAGTGAGTAAATATAAAATTACGTACAAGTATGATTTCTCTTTCACCGAATCAAACAAAAGTAAAACTATCTGTGTTTTTATGGATATCGTCATACCAAAACAAGATAAATACAAAATACCTTGTCACATATTACAGTATTTCAGTCATAAACAACTGACTTGGGATAAACATGGTGTACATGCACCTAAATCACATACATTCCATTCTGACGACTTTGATGCTTCACATACGATTATAAACAATTTTCTAAAAGGAAGAGTCTCATTGACAAGAGAGAGTGAACTAATGACAGTTATGTTATCACAAATAGTCTCAAATATAGATAGTAGTAATATTGTCAAAAAGGGAGAGGTTTACACACGTATATTGATAACAAGGACAATATTTATAATTCATGTATTACTTCTGATGAAAATGTACGAAGTGTATAACTCACCACTAAAAACCGATAAAAACAAGGAATGTGGAATTTGTTTTGAACACAAGAATGACATAATGTACAAATGGACAAATACATCTACACCATACTGTTTTGAATGTCTATCTGCATACATACGAAATATTTGTGATTATAAACCAGTATATAACATTCCGTCTGATATATGTGTAGAAATGTTGGAGATTCTTGATGATTCGGATATTTGTAATATGACCAAGACACAAGCATACCTCATAGAGAATATTCTTACTTGTCCTGTCGGTAATAAAGTAGATTTTTCTATAAAATATTCATAATTTTTGTATAATAAATGAGTGAATATTATACAATTGAAAATTATGAAACTATTGAATATATGGACGATGAACATACTGAATATCATACCCTGTTATTGTATCAGTTTTTAGTTTGATTCTATTTTTAGTTTATGTTCTAGTAAAGACTTAAATAAATGAAGGTATACTATAAACATGTCATCAAAGGAAGAATTGAGACAGAAATTAAAAGAGAAATTAGAACAGAAAAAGATGAAGAGAACCCCCAAGAAAGTTGTCGAGAATAAAATGGAAAAGGATTTCAAAAAGATGAATATTGATTACAAAAAGTTAAAAGAAGATATAGACCGAGTAAACAAGGCAGGTGGGTTAACATTAAATATGAATACTTAAATATAATAATACACGAATGTATTATTATTAACGACAAGATGACTGTACTTCGTGAGAACTAATAAGTGCCGCAAAGTTTAACCAGACAAATAACGGTACAAGTAAGTATCTGTTTGATGATTTAATACTTACAATGATGTGTAAAACATTCACAATGGACAAATACAAAATGTATAAGGAATATACCTTATTCTTCATACAACCATACGATATCAACCAACCATTTAATAAAAGTTGTAGTAGAATAAACAAGGGAGTATGTTCCATAGAACGTGACCATGCTACACCTATCATAATATAAAGTATAGGCCATACAATTCCAAATACCCATCCAGGTGGTCTAAATTTAACTGTATTACCGGCATCTTTCGTAGGTCCACAAAATATGGATGTCATATACCCTAGTATTGCAGGTAATAGAATAATAAAATAATTTGTCATTTATTATACATCAAAATAATTTTCAAGATTAAGGAAGTTCAGGAAGATCCATTAACTGTATTTTAGGGTCATCCCAAAAAGAATCGACACGATAGTCAACCTTAATTCGTTCATTGTTTTCTATATAGTCTGTTCGAAGATGTTCTAGATTCATCTCAATCATCCATTGTGATGGTTTGTGTATAAATCGATAATTCAAATTTCTTGTATGTTGTGAACCCACTATAATAATGAATTCAAATTTTGTTTGTGGATTACCTTCGATTATTTTTCGTATCATTTGTATCAAATTCTCATCTACAACATTGGCCCAGAACTCCCTAAAACCAGTTATGAGTGGTTCACGATATTCTTCTATATCACTTTTTATTCTAGTTTGCAACTCTTGTTCTTGTTGGTTTAATTTAGATTGCCACTCTTGTTCTTGTTGGTTTAATTTTTCTAATTCATCTCTTATATAAAATGCTCCGAATTCATCTGATTCATAACGATTTTGTAGGTTTTCTCTCTCTGTTTCATAAAATTTTTTTAGTTTGTCTCTCTCTGTTCCGTAGAAAATTTCAATATTGTTATATTCCGTCAATTTATTATTAAATTTGACTATATTTTCGTCTATAAATGTTTTTTCAATGTTGGTTCTTTCCAATTCACTGATTATAGTTTGTCTAATTTCATAATTTTCCTGAGTCTCATTTTCCAACATTACATTACTCGTAATAAATTTTTGATATATATCTATATACTTTTTCACATCAAGTTGTCTAATGTCGTTGTAATATAATTCGAAATGATATCTTCCACCAAGAAATTCATTTCTATTATCAAAATAATATATCTTATCGTTCCTAAACTTGTCAACTACATCTTTAATCGTAGAAGATTTAATTCCTTGCATATAGATTTTGTCATTTACACTCTTAGTGTCTAGTTCCAAAAACACCATTGTATCATCTGTGTTATTGATATTGTGGATATATTCTGTGATATTTGACTCTTCTGAAACATGTATTTCACCCAATACTGTAATAACACTATTGTTTAATTTATACTGTTCGAAACTTTTAATATTATTATCAAATGTAAATGTTTTATCCATTTTATATAAAGATAGAATGTTATTTTTAATTCTCATTTTATTTATCATAATTACATCTTTGTTTATTCAAGTAAGAGAATTCCTCACTCCTGATAACTATCTCTTGAGTATAAAGGATAAATTACGTCCGTTTTTTGACCCAAAGAATGTTACATTCAAAGGTATATTGAAAGGACTAAACGATGGTAATATTATTGATAGAATTCCAATCTCAAAAGGTGAGAAATCATACACAATTAACAAGGAGAAAATTTACATTTGTCTTAAGGATGAAGATAAAGAGTATTACGACAAGAATATGTTGATTTACGTTATCTTACACGAGATAGGACATGTGTTATGTAAGTCAGAAGGACATACACAAGAATGGCACACTATTTTCAAAGCATTACAGAGGTATGCACATAAAAGAGGATTCTGGAATGCAAAGGAACCTATTGTAAGTAATTATTGTGAAATACCGAACGATCCAAATGATAATAGTGAACCACCGAATTCCACGGACTCTCCTACGGAATGATTTAATAATGTATCAAGTACTAAACATTATTAAATTAAGACATCTTACATTTTAACGTGATACATTTTCATCAATGCAAGAACAAGAACACTGACAAGAAGATATACAACACTGTGTCCTACCAAAGTTGAAATCTGTTTTCCTCCTGGTAGTTTCTTAGTCGTTGCATAAACTTGAGGGGAAGAAATAATAAAGAATAGGATGGTGAAAATACCTGCAACCATCCATACTTCCTTTTTTTGTACTTCTTTCATAAACGTCATTTATTATATAATATTTTTTTATTTTTTTATTGAATAATCTATCACCTCCGATTTTGAGGTTTATCTTCTTCGTCTTTAACTTTTGGTACAAAGTATATATTGAAAAATGCAATTGCCATCCATGAAAGTAAAAAGATGGAACATGTACCCAATATAGGTCTTAACACAGTACCTTTACCTTTACATCTATCACCAACATAATTGTCAATCACAAATTGACTAATGATGTAAAGAAAGGTAAGAGCGGATGCAAGTGACATCGAATCATTCACAATGTTACTAATCGAAGCAACAACGGCCAAGGCGATAGCAATAACCAATGATATTACATAACCCATATTACTTGCACCAGTTGCAACAATTTTATCTACAGTTTTACCTGTTTTAGATACTGCTGCTGGGGCTGCTACTGGGGCTGTTACTGGGGCTGCTGGAGCACTTTTTGGTATTGCACTTTGACTACTCATTTATTATAAGTTTATTCAAAAATAAATTTTGTTTTATTTCGATTTTTAATACTGTTCAATACTTTCATTCTGTCCTTACTTCTATATTTATATTGATTCAAAATCATCTCTGGTTTCCAATCAACATATTTGTTATATGCAACATCCAATACCTGGTCCAATGGATTAGTCAATGCTTTCAGATAATAATGGTAATCTAGTTTTATCACCTTTCTGTGTCGATTATAATAGTCTGCACACTCAATTTTCTCATATTGTTTTCCGGTATGTTTATCGGGATTTGTAATTACATACTCTATTCTTGAACCTTTATCTACTCGTTGTCCACGATTACGAAGACGTATAGCAAGTTGAACTTGTGCAGGTAATGAAGTCAGAATAAAGTCCTTCAGATTATCGACACCCTTCTTTTTGAATTTGTCTTCCTCATCTTCTTTTGACACATAAGGTATCATATAATCACCGACTTGATAACGTATGTCACCTTTTTCATTTATAGTTTTTTTAAAGTTTAAGTTATCATCGTCTCCTACTGATTTTGTCACGATGAAATCCGTATACGGTTTTCTATTCGTGTACATGTCATCAATCTCATTTAATATCCACAACACAACATTGTCTCTGTCTACACCATCTGCTATTCGTTGAATTACACCTTCATATACATCTCTTATAAATTTACTGTTATCACGTCTGGCTAATAAAACTCCTTTCTTTCCAATCTTCATATCGACTTCTCCTTCACGACTGTTAATAGCACGATACATGTATCTCTTCTTTGTAAGAATGAAAAAGAAGGAATACAAAGCTTCCTCAAATTCTAGTTTGATAGGTGGTGGAAACAACTTGGTTACTTCGTCTGCTACATGTTCTGCCCAATCCCATAGTTCAACGGAAGATTTACCTTCCATCTCTGGGAAATGAATATAGTTTGAATCCGTATCACCATAGACGAGTTCCCCCTTATATTTTGAAACAATTGTATCCGCAACTCGTTCAATATTTGTTCTTCCCATAAAGGTTGTACACATTGCACCAGGCATGAATGGTAAATATCCTTTCGTGACACCCATTGCACCATACATACTGTTTGCAGATACTTTATACGCAAGTTGTCGTTTATCAAGAACGTTTATCTTTCTGTTTATCAAGTCAATCTCGTCTCCACAATCTTTCCCTGATTCTTTCAAACGTTTGATTTCTTCTTTACACTTCTTAATATCAACAGAACGTGTGTGTTTACGTGCATCCAGTAAATACTGTATAACTGTTGGAAGAACACCTTTTGGTTCTTTAAGAAATCTATATTTTCGTTTTGCACAAAGAATTCGTTTTGGTTTTGACTTGTTAATTTCTGAACGTTCCTTAACTTGTGGTTTTATCTTTTCTTTTAATTCGTTTATCTCATCTTGTAGTAATTTCTTGTTTGTTCTATCTTTTAATTTATCTCGTTTCTCTCTTAGAGATTTGATTTCCTTTTCTACATTCGTAATGTATATAGTCAATTCTGATACACGTTTCACTTTTGGGTCATGCTCACAACCAATATGATCCTCCCATTTCATAACATGACATTTGTGGTCTGGAACACTTTCACCTTCTGGTATCCAAGTATGATAATCAATGTTGTATGCAATAATTGTCGTTGGATACAAAGATGAAAAGTCAAATGGAACAACATTCTTATACATTCCAGGAACTGGTGGAAATACGTGTGCACCAACATACCTTTCATTTGTATCACTTATGTATCCGTCTTTCTCTACAACAATTTTGTTTTTGGAACAATAGTAATACAATTGACTATAAACCTTTATCTGTTGTCCTTGTGTATATAAGGTAAAAATACCAACTCTACACGTTTTCGCCATTTCTGTCAAACCAATCCAAGTCTGTAACTTATCCATTAATAATAAACAAAGTGCAGTATCTTGAACACAGTATTTACCAACAATACCCATTGCTTTTCTTGATTTTTCTGTGTATTCTCCATTTTCATTTGTCTTTGTTCCTATTCGATAACACTTGAATATTCCCTTCACACTCAAAGGGTCCTTTGATTCACCAATGAAATGTTCACTGATTGTTTTTAGTTTATAGTTGTTGAATTTGAAATCACGTTTCACTAAAGGTAATAAATCGATAAACACAACACCTTCCAAACCCAGAAACTTGAACTCTTGATTTTTGTATGCAGAAGATGACCATTTGATTGTTTCAATTTTACCACAGTTATACTTGTGAAATCCTTGTAGTGCATATTCAGGAAAAAACCCACCTAGATTTGACCTGTCAATCATATATGGAATATCGAAACACAAAATGTTATATCCTACTACGAGATTCGGACATTCTTTTCTTATCAATTCTGTGAAACCTAAAAGCAGGTAATATTCCTCTGTATATTCCTGTATAATAACATCCTCACCTGTAATTGTTTGGTCGGCTTCACCAAGTGTAAGTAAATATTTTACATATTTATCAGGTGTGTCACCATACCTAGAAAATACACACGAAATCTGAAACACAACATCTTCGATTCTATCGGATTGTGGCATAGCAGACGGTATACTCGAATTTACTTCAATATCAAACCCCATTATTTTTGGATTTGGTGGTGGTAAATCTTCATCTATCGGATGTAAATTTTCATATTTTACATCATACTCATAATCACATAATGTCAGTTTTTCTGATTCTTTCCGTTTCTTACCGTAAAATTTAATCCATCCCGCAGTGTGAATATCTCTTTCACATGTTAATTGTAGTACTTCGTTTGCATCGGTTTCGTGTAGTTTTAACTTTATACTACCCAATCCTCCAATATAAATTCGAGATTTACATTTATATATCAGGTTTTTGTAGTCATTCTTTGATGAAAACGAACATAATAAATAAGGGAACACTTTATATTTTCCTGATGAATCAAGAAATGCACCGTATAATTTCTTTCGCCATACAAGTTTAGTCATTAAAGGTTGTTTATCCGTACCCACAATCTCCTTTATCTTGTTCGTAATTAGTATATGTTTTGAACTGTGTTCCCAATCTATAATTTCAGGTAGTTCAATGTATATGTATGGTAGATAATTATCCACATGAACACAAACATTTTGATTTTTTTCATTTAACCCGTACAATCGTAATGAAGTAATTTCCGTTTGTTTTTCATCTTTGAACCAGTCATAAACGTAAAATTTATTTTGTACAAGTCCTGACATTTTTCTATATTTTGATTACTTTTTATTTTTTTCATTTTTATACAATTGGGTTGTATTCTATGTTAGTATAGCAAAAAAACTCGACTTTTAAAAGGGTCTGGTAGACATTAATTTTTTTTTTTAAAAAAACATATAATAAATGAGTGATAGTATATCAAAAAATTCAATTAAAAGACTTGCTTTGAAAGCATCTGTTGGATCTTTGTCATCGATTGTCAATGATGAAATTCGTAGTGAGATCTCATCAGTATCAAAGGAGATTTGTACGAAAGCACAGACTTTATGTGAAATGAGAAGAGCAGTGACAATTAGTCACAGTGATATCGAAGGTGCAGTCAGTTCTATTCATTATTTGGAGGATATGAAACTAGGTCAAACCACAGGAAACAAACCCAGAAATGTTAAGGCTTGCCCTGATGTATCAAGTAAAACATTTGGTATGAGAAACCAGAATAAAATTACAGAAAGACGTATTTATAAATCAAAACAAATGTTCAATTGTTTTAATATACCTAAAAGTGTATTCAAGAAACTGATGGACATAAATACATCTAAACGAAAAAGTAAGGATGCTTTAATTGTTTTCCAGGAAGCAGTCGAGAATCATATTATAAATATTTTCAAACATGCAGAACAAATGAACGAGAATAAGATTATGAAACCCACAACCGTTGTTACTGCTATTAAAATGATAAAGGGACAACATGGAAAGGTCGAAGAAACACATAAAGAAAAATTCGATGTATACATTAGAAAAGTACTTAGACAAGTTCATCCTGATACTAGTATCTCCAAAGATACACTGTTTCAAATAAATACGATATTGAATTTGATTGCTAATAAACTTGCGTCGGAATCCCTTAAATTGTGTCGAATGGATAAAAAATCAACTGTTTCATCAAGACATCTTCAACAGGCAGTTA